CGTTGTTAATAAACCACGGCATTATAATCAGGGCGGTATTGAATGTATTGACGCGCTCAAAGCCGCAACCGTAAGTAAGACTGGCATTGAGGCAGTATGCACAGCTAATGCTATCAAATATCTCTGGCGCTATGAAGAAAAGAATGGCATCGAGGATGTTAAAAAAGCAAGATGGTATATTGACAGATTGATTAAAGAATTGGAAGAAAAGGAATGAACCAGAGAACTAAACGCGGCATTGAATCAGCTTGTAGAGCAAGCAAAGAATCTGAATTTCCCAGATACCATCTTGGCGCAGCTCTGTACTATAAGGGCATATTGCTCGCTACAGGATGCAATAGTACAAAAACAAGCCCGTTGCAGAAGCGGCTTAATGCAGAACGTGAATTCGACCCAAATCAGAGCGGCGTTGTAAATTCGCTTCATGCTGAAATCAGAGCACTGAGCAAAGTAAAATATCTGGATATTGATTTTAGCAAATCGACGCTATATGTATATCGTGAATATGCAAATGGTAATAAAGCAATGGCGCGTCCATGTCCTGCTTGTATGAAATATATAAAAGAATTGGGAATTAAGCATATTTGCTATAGTACGGCTGATGGAATTGCTGAAGAAAGGATTGATTAAATGGAAAAGATTGAACTTGTAAAAGAAGCTATCAATTTTGCTATGTCCGCTCTGTGTGATGGTTATTTAGATATGCCATCAGGTTGTGAAGGATGCCCCATGTGGGATGAGGATAATCTGGATGATTATGGGAATGTTAATTGCAGAGGCGTTATTTTTATGGAATTTGCAAAGAAGCATCCAAACGATTTAATGCCGTATAAGAGGAAAGATTGATTAGATGCAATGGATTGATGTTAAGGCTGAATTGCCACCAGATGGCGAAGATGTGTTGTGTTGGTATGAATATTATAGATATGGTCAATACAACTGTATGTATCAGACATATGGCATAGGATTCCAGTATAACGGAAATTGGGGCGGAGAGGTGGCACAAGGACATAAAGCGAAGGTATTATTTTGGATGCTGTTGCCAAAGTCACCAAAAGGAAGGATTGATTAAAAATGGCTGAATTGAAACAGTGCCCGTTTTGCGGGAGAGAAGCATTTCTTGAATCGTACAGAGTAAGAAAAGGGTATGAAGCATCAATACAATACAATCAATGTTTGTGTTCTATGTCCACCATAACTTATGACGAAGAAGAAACGGCGATAGAGTCCGTTACGAAAGCATGGAATAGGAGGATTGATAATGCGGCTAATTGATGCTGGAAAACTGTGATAAATAAAATGAGAATGGCAAATTTCAGCCATTCTCATTTTTTATTAAATCCTTGAGCTTGTCGCTCTGCTTATTGTTCATATTGATGTCAACAAATTCGCGCCGCTGTTTGCCTGTGATACAACTAAGCTGGCTGGTTTGAATAATCTTAGCACACGCCTCTTTATTGATTTTCTCAAAGCTGGGATAATGCTCATAGACATCTAATAGCCTATTAGCTATCCATTCCTTTGTTGCTGGTTTAATGATATAGACCTCTTTAACTTTGATATATTCTCCACCAAATGTCTCTTGGGTTAATTGAGCAAGTCTCGCATCAAATGCTTTATATGTCTCTGTGGACACATATGGCTTGTAGACCCTATTGTCTATGACTTTGCCCCAATTTGGCGGCATAATATCATTAACGGCTTTTGAATAGATGGATAGGCAGGTTTGATGATCTGGGCTATCTTCTGGCACATCGTATGTTTCGAGCCATGTTTCTTTTCCCTTTGGATTGTACCGTTGCTTATAGAGCCGATAACCTCTATTCAAGTCAATGACATAACGGTTCTTCATGGTCAGCAATTTACGCCTAGTCCATTGTGCTAGGATATTATATACAACGCCATTGACCAAACTCATATAGCCATAATGCTCTGAATTTTCTACAGCTTGGCTATATGTGTAGCTGAAATTATCATTGACCTCCTGGAACATTCTGAGCAGATTGCTGGTTGACGCATATATAGTGGCGCAATTTGTCTTGAGAAAGATTTGATAAAGGGCAGCTTCAAATGCGGCTTGATATGAGTCTTTGTCTAATTCATTGATAAGCGCATCTGCTTCAGGATAGACCTCTTGTACAATATAACGGGTTGGATGTTCTAGAGTATCTAGTTGACAATAATTCCGAACTTTATCTAGTTGAGATATCTTAGTGTTGCCAGATTTAGTTGGAATATCGAGCGCCTTGCATAGCTCTGGATATTTTAATTCGCGCCCTTCTATTTTGATAAGGGCGTCAATTAGTTTATTATTTTCATTGGATGGTAAGTATTTTGGTTTGCTTGGCATATTTTCTTCCTTCCTATTTTTGTACCTTGAGGTAAAATTTTTGTACATTGCGTGACACTATAATAATACTAACGTATTATATTAGTATCACCGATTGTACAACTTTTTTATCATTATCTAATTATACCATATTTTTATTTGTTATTTGTTAACAAATTGTAAATTATTAAAATATTGCATAGTATGTGATTTGCTAAAATATATGGCGTTACAAGTTGTAAATAATGATGTGTGTGTTGTATGAATTTATAATGTGATTACATGGTGTGTGGTTTGTTGTGCTAAATGCCATTTTCATCCATTTCAATTTCTTCTGTCCAGATCCAAGCCCCCGTCCTGAGAAATGTTATCATCTCAAAAACACCCGAAAATAGCACTTTTCCACTGATATGGACTAAAATAGAATGATTCTTATTTTTGCCTGGCCAGCTATGGGAAATTGCTATGATGACCCATTTTTGCCCCATGATTTTACTAGCAAAAAATATGTAGTATGCTACATATTACACATTATGCGCTTTTTTGTATAACACTTGTTAACCATCTCAACCAACCACCCCATCCACTATAACAACTACTAACAGAACAAACGTTCGCATATCATCTATACTATACCTGCCTATATAATATAATAGGATTTCATAATTGGAATTAGAAATTTACAATTATAAAATATAATATGCCGTACAATATTGACATGATCCTGTTACACATTGTAACTATATTGTAACTATTATACTCGATACAATCTTATATATATATAGATATATATATATACCGATTATATAATGGGGAATCATAATTGATATTATAGATATTCATATTCATGCCGCATATACACAGTATAACTATACAATAACTAGCGCTATCTAGAATATTCTAACTTTTCAAGCGTATAACATATCTATTTGCCATCAAAACAGTGAATAATCAAACTGTATGAAAAGCGTATAACGGAATAAAAAAGCCGGACATATAAAAACACGTCTTAACTCAAAAACCGCTTAAAACGGCTCTAAGCGCCTCACAGCGGCATTGTAGCATTTTACCGTTATCCAGCTATTATATACTATAATATATATAATATCCGCTTCGTCAATTTGCATAAAATCAGCCGCGCTTTTTTGTGCAATATTTTTGTAATGAATGGGTTGACTTTTCCGGCGTTATGCTGTATCATATGACCATGCAAGGGAGGTGAACACCACGGAAGAACAGTATAAAGGATTCTTGATTCAGGAATCCGAGAGCGTCTATTATATCCGAGACGCAAGCGGCAAAATTTTAACAGAGGTAGAAACAGAAAAAGCCGCGCGGGAATGGGTGGACGAACACAAGTAAAAAGCAAGGCGGGAGCAATCCCGCCAAGCTATAAAAAATAAATAAAACAGGAGGAAACAAAATGAAAATTTACACTGAAAAAAGCTTGCGCGATTTTGAATTTTGGAGCGGTGCCAAAGATACTATAAAATATTTGACACCTTGCGAACTCGATCAAATCGAGTCAATATTAGAAGAATGCTACCCGGAAGGAATGGACGAAACTGCAATTAATGATTTTTTCTGGTTTGAAGAAGATACGATTGCGGAGTGGTTGGGATATGATTCTTTTGAAGATATTATGAAAGAGCAGGATGGAGAAGATTAAACATTTCCGCGCGGTTTCTAGAGGGTTTCCGTTCAAAAAGCCCTATTCCCATAACATTTTATTAAAAAAGGATGGTAAAAATTATGTACAATATCGAAAGAGTTTATGCAATTCCTATGGAAAAAGCTGGAAGAATTATCGACGCGCGTAACCGATATGAATGGAAAGAAGTGGCAAAAATCACGCTTCCAGAAAATGCAAGCGATGCAGAAATTGAAGTGGCATATAATGCCGCTAATATCCCGGCAGAAGCTCTTTGCGTCGCCGTGAAAATGATAGAGGCTTGAACAATGAAAAAATACAATCGTCGTTTGAATCACATTTACTGGGTTTTGCAATATTTACTTTGCATTGTAGCAATTTCCAGTTTTTTCTGGATCCCGTATTTAATGGAGATTTTTTTAGGGCTGAAGGCGTGAGAATAGGAAGGAGTAAAATTATTATGCAAAAATACACCTTTGAAGCTGCTCAATTTTGTAATGCAATCCGTGAGCTTGCAAGCAATACAGAAAATTTACAAAATCTTGAAAACTATCTTGAATGGAATTTTGATAAATGGATGCAAAAATATGCAAGTACTCCGGCTTGTATGGCTGCCGAGATGTCGAACTTTGCGCAGATGGAAATTTAAAAAAGAGTCATGCTTTACAAACCCGCTGGCGGTCTGCTGGCGGGTTTTTTTGCTTGCCTATATATCTATAGTCCCGGTATAGTTCGCGCCTTGTAGGGGATTGTATGCCGTCTCAGTGGGGTATTATTTTTTCGGCAGGATAAAAAGAGTAGATCCCACCAAACAGCCCCCACACGTCTCACGTAGACGGCCTGAGATTTGGCGCTTCTGATTGGGCGTGGCCCATGTGCAACTGGCCGGTGACGTTGGGGGGCGGCATGACGATGGCGAAGGGTTTTTTCTCCGGGTCGGGTTCCAGTTTTGGACAGCTGCCGGAGGGCTTCGTTGCCGGATATCATTTTAGCCAAATTGTACAATCTGCACAATTTCCAACTTTTTGAAAAACTTTACCCAAGTAAAGTAAATAGGTTAGCATATGCTAACTGTATATCGAACATCTGTTCCATATGCCCAATTTGATGTCAAAATTGACAGCGTCGTATTCTTGCGTGTGCGTGTTAAGATTCTTACAATTTTACCCGCCATATATACTATATATAATATCGCGGCGGCTCAAATCAACGCCTATTTTTCATGTCTGCGTGTCCGTGTTAAGCGACGATTGTTTTCTCGGGCAATATAGTGTGTACATAATAATCGCGTGGACGTGACGGCATCTGTGTTGCTCATAGCGGGCTTTTTGCGCCGATGATAGTAGGTATATGTTATTGTGCTAAAATCTGCATAGTAAGGCGCAGGTGATGCGACACGGCTAATTGTGGTGATCATGTCATAATTGACAACCAAGCATTATATCCATACAAGATAATGTGCGTATGCAATAGATTGATGTTAATAGTATATATCTATATAGAAAAGTAGCAAATCAATACATAAACTCGTTGGAAAAATGTGTGAATGTTCACATATATTCATATGAAAAATGTGAATGTGTGAATAAATGTACTGATGGATATATAGACATATTGACTTTGATGCTAATATAATATGTAATATTAGTATATATGTATCTATATATGTGTAAATCTATTCATCAATCAATCTATCTACATCATTTATATGCATGATGATGTAGATGTATCTGCATATGAATATGTAAATGTATATGCAGATAAAAAATGATAATGATTATTGTTATTGTATATGTGTATGTATATAGATATCTATATATGCACGAGTTGGAAAATGAAAATTGATTTGCGAGATTGTAAGTATATGTGGAAAATGAAATTCTAAAATCGGAATCGATATTTACAATCGTGGAATGAAAATTGAAAATTGTACTTGACAAATGTAAATAAACATGGTATAATTGAACCATGAAATAGAAAAGGTGGAGGATTCTGATAATGAAGAACAATTTATTTGAATATCTAAAGTCAATCGATGAAGAATGTGCAGTTGTAGAGAAGCAACTTGATGGTAATTTCCACGTTCTGTTCAAGAAACGCATGCTAAATAATGATGGTTCAGATGTTAGTTGGTTATATACTGACATTCCAAATGTAAGATTGAATGAGAATGGTAAATACGTTATAGAACCGCCTAAAGAAGATAAAATTGGCAATCGCATGGAAAATCCAATGAAAACCGTAGAAACAAAACCGATGCCAACTAAAATATATTATGAAGATAGCGCATGGGCAAAAGATTTTAAGAAATGGTGGTACGAATCATGCGATAAATTAAAATGGATTTTATTCGATCGCCGCAAATTGAAAAGAAAGAAACGATAGATAATGTATATACTCTATAATCAAAAATACTATCTCATGCACAATACTATTGGACAATGGATTCCAACATCTGAATTAGTTGAATCATTTCAATTCAATGATAAGACCAAAGCTGATAATGCGCTTGCCAATCTGCCAAAGCAAATGCGCAATCTTGGATATTTTGTACAGCAGATTGATGTACCATCTAAAACCGTCGATTTTAACGGATTTGACAATTCGGAATTAGCGAATTACGATTCAGCATTGGAACAAATTGGCTCATTCTGTGACCTGCATGACCAGCTTGTAGCAAGGGTGACATGGGTTAAATATAAGCTGCAATGGGTATAAGATATATAAGCTGCTACATGATTTACGGCTCGAACGGCGCAAATATAAAGACGAGCAGATTATAGCTGATGTGATGAAAAGCGGCTTTGCTGGTTCAAATTGGGAATTGGCTAGAACTAGGGTGGACGATTTGAAAAATAGACAATATCATGTTAGAGAAATGGAGGAGCTGTTTGAATGATTGAAACAACGATTTACAAATGTGAATATTGCGGCGCAGAATTTGATGATGAGTATGAGGCACATCTCCATGAATTTCAGTGCCGGTACAATAATGTAAAGAAACAGAATAATAGTACGTTGGGGTTTTATGGAAAAGATGGTGCTGAGCTTATCTATATTAACAGATTTGATGTTGGTTATATGGCGGCGTTTATAGTTGGAAATGATAGCGATGTGACATTTATTAAAGATTTATTTAAGTATCAAGGCTATGGAAATCCATTTCGCTCTATTGAAGATGAGAAAAATCCAAACTATTATGGACTATGGTATTTTGACCCAGATATACATTATGGTGAATGGGTGCGTGTAGATGACCAGATAAAAAGATGGACGGATATTAAAAATAAATTTGAAAAAGATGCTTGACAAATAAAATTTTATATGGTATAATCCAACTATCAAATAAATGGAGATAATGATTATACTTGATACCTGTTTCAAAATTGGCGATTTCATTTGCCATGTAGATTGCTATAACCGTGAAACTGGATTGTGGGGATATAGCTGTGATGAAATCCCCGTCCTCAATGGTTGGGCTTGTGAAAATTTTATTGAAATGAATAAAATTTGTTCTTGACAAACAGTATTTCTTATGATATAATACAGATGTGGTTGAGAGATTGGGTAATCTCAATTACAGTTCTTCATTGTGAACCTCCTAGAATATAGTCCTGAGCATGACGATAAAAGGCTCAAATAAAAAAGAATAAAAGGGTAGCAACAGAGTAATTAACTGTTGAGATAATGATGCCTTTCCGTCAAGCCTTTTATATAAATTAAATCTTGAAAGGAAGATCAAAGAATGGAACAAGAAATTTGGAAAGATGTAGTTGGATTTGAGGGTTTGTATAAGGTCAATCAGTGGGGCGATATTTGGAGCGAATATACCCATAAAAAATTAAAGTGGTCATATCATAAAGACGGATATAAAATCTACAATCTTAGGAAAGATCACAAACCATATCTAATGACAGCTCATAGAGCAGTTGCCATGGCATTTATCCCAAATCCTGATAATTTACCAATTATTAACCATAAAGATGAGAATAAAGAAAACTGTTATTATAAAAATCTTGAATGGTGTACTCATCAATATAACAACACATATAATGACTTGATGCAGAAGTCCATGGTACGCAACATTGAAAAATTCGGAACAGAATTTTATTTATATGATATGGACTTCAATTTTTTAGGAAAGTATAAAGGAACTAAAAAATTTGCAAGAGAACATAAAATATGGAGTGGAAATTTCTCTAGTGTGTTAAACAGAAATAACGATGGATATAAGCATTATTCATGTAGTGGATTTATTCCATCATTAGTGCCATTAAAAATAAATAATAAATAGGCGATTGAATCGCCTTATATGCTCCCGTCGTTCAATGGTAGGACAACCGGTTTATACCCGGCATAAGGTAGTAGATTGCTGCACGATCTCCGTTCGAGTCGGAGCGGGAGTACCATGATAAAATAAAATTAAAGGAGTGCTAAATATGGATTCAACATCGCCGCTAAAACGAATACGACAATATTGCTTGCAGTGTTCGGGAGATTCAACGAATGAAGTAAAGCATTGTCCAATCAAGTCTTGCCCGCTTTACGACTTGAGATTTGGCAAATCAGGTCGTACCCGCTCAATGACCGAAGAACAAAAGCAAGCTGCGGCTGAACGGCTCAAATTAGCTCGCCTGGTAAAGAAATCATTGACTAATAATGAAGAATTTTCAGATTAGTTGATTAAGTAGTATAAGTTGTAGGGTAAACGGTTTAGGAAAATTTATTGATTATTAGTGTATGAATAAGGAGGATATATGAAGGTAGTAGTAGGAAATCGCGGCTCTGGCGTAACGACCAGTATGCTACTTGATGCGGCACAACATGGCGGTACGTCTTATCAAGTCAATATGCGCATGAACATTGCGACTTGTCAAATTAAATTGAAATTAAAGCGAAAGGATAATCACAATGACAAAAAAGGAACTAATCAAGTTTGTAGCAGACAGCACAGAGAATACGGTCAAGGACACAACCGAGATCGTAGATACGTTTATTGATTATATCAGACATAGCCTAATCCAGCATGAAGATGTAGTGATTCATGGCTTTGGCAAGTTCACAACTAAGCTGCGTGATGCAAGAACGGCTCGTAATCCACAAACTGGTGAAACCATTGAAGTTCCTGCCAAGTATGCTCTGACGTTTAAGCCGACAAGCACACTAAAGGCAGAAATCAATGAGTAAATAATCCTCCTGTTAAAATCCCTATGGTCGAAAGATTGTAGGGATTTTTCTAAAATAAGAGAATGGTGGTGAATATATGATATTATTTAAGAAACGAGAAAAGAAATATAAGCCAACTGATTTTGTAATTGTTGAAAAATGGGGCGCGACATTTAAGACCGTAGATGGCGAGGAGCATTCCTTTAGACATAACTTTTATATTGACCCAAATACAATTAGATGTAGTGTTCCTGAATGGATTATGATTGATGTAAAGCACGATGGTTATATTATGGTGGGAGAAACTGCTTATCCATTACAGAACATTATCTCTATTGATTGGCATTGTGCTGAAAAGTGCATCTCGCTCTGCAAGTGGGAAAGTAAAGCTTGTGATATTTCAGCGATTTACTATTTTTCACAGAATATTGAAGAATCCGAAAAGATTTTGTCTGATGGGAAGTATGATGAGCTGATTAAAGAAATTAAAAATAATACTTGACAAATCGCCGCTATGGTGCTATACTTAAACCATCAAATGAAGGAGCTGAATGATATGAACGAACTGTTTGTTATGAGCTTGAAAGCAAAGCACCGTAGCGAAGGTACAATCAGAGAATATACCAAGGCGGTTAATAATTGCTTGAAGTATGTCAACAAGCCTGAATCTGAAATTAAGGCTATTGATCTTGAGATGTGGCAGTCCAGCATGGACAATCTCAGTTCTGCATCTGTTGCTCAGAGAACATCGGCTGTTCGTGAATATTTCAAATTCCTATATCGGAATGAGTTCATTCAGCGCAATCCGGCTGAGTTTCTTGAAGCTCCTGCTATCAAGAATCGTGAACAATCTGCGCTGACTGGCGAACAGGTCAGAGCAATGGTCAATGCCGCAACCAATTTGCGCAATAAGGCGATTATCATGATGCTTGCGCAAACTGGCTTGCGTATTCACGAATTGCTCAATATCACACTTGAACAGTATGAAAGCCGCAGTAATAATATCCTAGTCATTCGTGGTAAGGGCGATAAGGATAGATTGATTGGTTTGTCCGATGAGACGATCAAGCTGATTGATAGCTATATTACCAATGAACGCAAAAATGGTTGTGAATATTTATTTGTTGGCAATCAAGGCAATAAGATGGATGGCAAAAATACCAGCGCTATGCTCAAGGTAGCAGCTAGAAAAGCTGGTATTGAGAATTGGGAAGAATTGCATATTAGTAATCATACCATGCGCCGCACGTTTGCTACCATGATGTCTGAAGCAGATGTACCTATTGAGGTTATTAGTAAGGCGATGGGGCATAGCTCGATTGCTATTACGGCGAACAGATATATTAAGCGCACCGAACAACGTGCAGTAAACGCTATGAGCGTTGTGAATTTTTAAGACATAAGGAGGACATAAATAATGATGTGGGAAGATGTATTTAACAGCTTGTACGATGAAATCATGAAAGAAAGGGAAAAGAATAAGATGAAGCTAGAATACAAATTCTATGAAAAGAATCTAGCACCTAAGTGGCTAGAGGGCGATTATGACCTGCATATTAAGGGTAATCGTATGACGATGACAAGCAAGGATGGCAAGAAGGTTGAAACAAGATGCCATCCTGACGATGATTGGCGTTTGCAGGTTGGGCTTGATGAGCTAAAAGCAAAAATGAATGAAGCAAAGAAGCCAAGAGAAATTAAGGTCGGGGACAGAGTAGTGATTAACCATGTGAGAACTCGAGTGTGGACAGTTAAATATATTGATAAAACAAAGGGCATTGCTCTTATCGACAATGCAAATTCTGATAAGCCGTGTGTTGTTGCATTGTCTAGCCTTGAGTTGGCAGATTGATATGACAGAAATGCACCATATAGGGAGGGGACATATGTCGGATAATGAATTAAAAAATATTTTGAAGAAAGAGCTTGAGCCTAAATTTCAAAGCTATTTTAATCAAGGTTTGATGGCTGGTTGGAATGCTTGTATTTGTGCAATAGATAAATCTATTTCCAACTTGACTTCTGCCAAAGCAATTAAAGAGCTGATCAAATCTAAAGTAAATGAGGTTAATGCTCGTAGTGAAAAGAGAGAATAATTTAACGCCACTATGGATTGCAGGAGGCGCAGTCCTGTTTGTAAGCTCACTGTTGCCTCTGTGCGGCTCGATTGTGGATTTGGCACAATCAGTTATCAATGCTAAGATTAACCGCATGTCGCTTGAGTTAGAGATTGATAAGGCAGAACATGAAGCAGCCGTTGAAAAAATTTCGCCTAGTCCTGCTATTACTCAGGCTATCGGATTTCAAGTAAGCGAACCTGATTATGAGGAGGAATATGAATGAGCCGTAGACCTCAAATGCTTATGGAAATTCCATGTATGCGTTGTGATTATCAATCTGATTGCGACAAATATGTAAAAATCGATCCACGTATGACAGCACAGAGAGATAAAATGTGGAATGATGCTGACTTGAATTGCATGGATTGTGTACTGAGAAATGTGCTGAAGATGAGAAAGGAGTCGGTTAGTTGACAGACCGAGGTTGTAAAAAGCCGTATATTCACTTCTTATCAAATGCCGCAGTTGATGTGACCGGCTCTTGCCATCATGTACGATTCAAGAAATATAGTATCCTCCTAGATTGTGGCATGATACAGGGTATGGGGGATATTGTGTCCGACTATAAGGCTAATCTTGCTCAGCTAAAAAAGATTAAACCAAGAGATGTAGATTTTATTGTGTTAAATCATAGCCATTTAGACCATATTGGACTTGCTCCTGCGCTATATGCTAAAGGATGTAATGCGCATCTATATGCCCCATCTGGCTCTACTAATTTTCTCAAATTGTTATGGGAAGATAGCCTAAAAATCATGCGATCTGATTGTCTAAAAATTAAGAATAAGCATGGCCAGAAGGCTGCGCCATTCTATGACGAGCAAGCTATTGAACGTGCGCTTAATCGTATCATAGAAGTCGATTATAATATACCTATTCAGCTTGCGTCTGATATTAAGCTAACATATTATCCTGCCGGACATATTATCAATTCAGCGCAATGTGTACTTGAGCTAAAAGATGGATATGTGACTAAGCGCATTGGATTCACTAGTGATATTGGCGGTGCGTCTGAAAGACCGTACAAGGCGCGTAGACAGACGTTGCCATTCGTTGATGTTCTTATCTCTGAATGCACATATTGTCAACAGGGGCGACCTAACAGCCCCAAGGATAGAGATAAGGATATTGAGAAGATTAAGACGATCATTGCTGAATCAAATAAAATTCTCACCCCCTGTTTTTCTCTTGACCGCACTCAATCTATGTTGCGCCTATTGCATGACGAGGGCATTGATAAGCAAATCAAAATTTATCTCGACTCACCACTTGCGTCTAAATTTTGTGCAATCTGGACGTGGGAAGAAGACGAGCTTGAGAATGTAAGAATTGTTGAATCTCAAGAAGAATCAGTCAATCTACAAATGCGAAACGAGCATTGCTTAATCATCAGTGCGTCAGGCTTCCTTGTTGGTGGTAGAATTATGAGCCATCTAAAAACGGCTCTACCTGATAGCCGCAATCATATCTTATTTTGTGGGTTTGCTGGTGATAATGGGCTTGCGTCTCAAATCAAATCTAATATGCCAGAGGTCAATGTTGATGGCGTAAACGTAGCAAATAAAGCAAATATCACAGAACTGCGCTCATTTAGTAGTCATGCCAGCTATGAAGAATTGATTGACTACTTGACAAATCAATGCCGTTTCAACAAACTCTGTTTAGTGCATGGCAATTATGAGAACAAAGTAGAATTTGCTAATACCCTACAAGACGAGCTAATTAAACAAGGTAAATCAAGCAGGGTTGTAGCAGTAAATCAAGATCAGAGGATATTCATATGAATGATGAAGAAATTAGAACCGTCAAATCTCTACAAGATGGTGGCACATATATTGTTAGATTTAACGAGAATTTAAGTTGTAAGCAAGTTAATATGCTATTGTCAGAACTGCGGCTTCACTTAGTCGGACGAAATGTTAGAATATTACCTGAAATGCCACAATATTTTGAATTTGTTAGAGAACCTGTAGAAAAAATTAAATAAACACTCTTGACAACCGCTCCAATCTATGATATAATCCAAGTATCAAATGAAAGGGGCGGTTGTTGTTATGACTACTGAAAAATTGTATGACATTATCAAATCTTGGAGCATTAAGATTCACGATGAAGGATTTCTTATGATGGAGAATGAAATGCTGGACGTTCTCAAATCTCTTGAATCTGATATGCTCATTGAGCAGTCCAAGAAATCTGGTACAAAGTCAATCGTGAATGCAGCTAACCGTATCATTAAGAACGCTAAATCTAGCAAGCGTCCTGTGCTTGAAGGCATGTTCGAGAACAAAGATAAATACGGTGAAACAAAATATTGTGTATGCGATGGGTTTGTAGCTATTAGATTCAATGAAAAGCAGTTTCTACCTGAAATTGATGAAAAATATCATGGACAGGAAATGCAACTTGAATATATTGTTAGAAAGCCTGATTTTGGAAAAGAAATTACCCTTCCTGATATTGGCAAACTCAAGGTATATATCAAGACGCATAAAATCAAGGAGAAGAATAATCCCAAGAAAGTAGCTGATTATCTGCTCAATGAGGAATTGAATCTTTGGGTCAATCCGCAGTATTTGCTTAACGCTATGGAATGTCTGCCTGATTGTAAGGCGTATGCGGCAAACAGAATCGGACCAATTTATCTCAAAGCTGAAAATGGAGATGGTGTGGTTATGCCGGTGAATTATAAATGACATTTAGAAAAGATTATATCAAAGCATTTGTTGAATCTCCATTGGCAGGTTCTATAAAATTCAATCACGTCCCACCACGAGCTTAAGTTTTTAAGGCGAATCAATTGATATTCACTGCGAACGTAAAACAAGAAGAAGATTCTGAATATAAAGTATGGGATAAAATTGAATCAAAGAAATATCCAATCGTTTGTCCTCATTGTGGCGCACCACATAATCCAAATGAAGCAAGATGTGAATATTGTGACGGATATATGAAGGAGGAATAAACCATGAAACATAGTGAAGATGTATTTGAGTTGATGAAGTGATGAACGAAAATTATACAATCCTACATATTCATTCTATGTTATCTAACGGAGTAACTAATATAGATTCTGTAACACGATATGACCAATATATAGACCGCGCCGCAGAACTAGGAATGAAGGCAATGGCGTTTTCTGAGCATGGTTCTGTATTTCAATGGGTAAAGAAGAAATTGCATACCGAAGAAATGGGTATGAAATATATTCACGCTCAGGAATTTTATCTAACTCAGACACTATCAGAAAAAATCCGAGACAATTATCACTGTTTGCTAATTGCTAAAAATTATGATGGCGTATTAGAGCTAAACAAGTTATCAAGCAAAGCATTTAATCGTGACGATAATTCATTCTATTATGTGCCACGAATCACGATTGAGGATGTAAAGAATACCAGCGATAATATCATTGTGTCTACGGCTTGTCTTGGTGGCGTATTGAACAAAGCGCCAGATGATGTTCGATGGGATTTTTACCATTGGCTATGTGAACACAAAGACAGATGTTTTCTTGAGATTCAGCCACATCTTGACCCCGCTCAAAAGAGCTATAATAATACATTATGGACGCTATCTAAACAAAGCGGTTTGCGGCTATTGATGTGTACCGATACTCATGCGCTCAATTCTACTCATGTAGAGGGACGCAAAATTCTACAAAAAGCAAAGAATATTCATTTTGACGGTGAAGATAAATTTCATCTTGAAATGATGAGTTATGATAAGTTGGTGCAATTATGCCGTATGCAGGACGCGCTGCCTATAGATGTGTACTTGGATGCTATTGAGATGACGAATACTGTAGCTGATATGATTGAGCCGTTCGAGCTTGATTATAGCTATAAGTATCCGCATCTATGGGGCGATGATAGCGAGGATGTTCTTAGAGCTAAGATCGCAGATGGTATTGTGTGGCGCGGTGTTGACAAGCTGCCTAATTATCGAGAATACATAGACCGCATTGAATACGAGATGAAAGCATATGTCCATAATGGCGCGATTGACTTTATGCTGCTCATGGAGGACATTATAGCATGGTGCAAGACGCAGGACATTCTTGTAGGATATGGGCGCGGTTCATGCAACGGTTCAGTCATTGCTTATCTGCTTGGTATTACTGAGATGGATAGCATCAAGCATGGGCTTAATTTTGAGCGATTCATGAATACGGAGCGCGTATCGCTGTCGGATATTGATACAGATTTTCCTCCTAGCAGAATCAACGAGGTCAAGCAATATATATTTAACAAGCATGGGTTGTATTGTTCTGATATTGTCACATTTAATACGATTGCTCTAAAGGGCGCTATTCGTGATGTTGGCAGAGCGTTGGAAATGCCACTTGATGAAGTGGGGCAAATATGTAATGCCGTAGAACAAGACGAGGACAAATGCCGTGTTAAATATCCGGAGCTATTCAAATATGTCGATATTGTAAATGGTTGCGTTGTATCAGTTGGCAACCATCCTTGTGGCTTAGTTGTATCACCTCATTCTATTGATGACCGTATGGGATTATTTACTACGTCAACAGATGATGTACCAATCAGCCAAATCAATATGAAAGAGGTTGATTTACAGAATTATGTTAAGCTCGATTTGCTCAAGCTTGATACCATTGAACTAATCAATGAGACGTGTAAATTAGCTGGTATTGAGCGTCTAACGCCTGACAATGTTGATATAAATGACAAAGCCGTATGGGATAGTATCAGAGATGATACTACGGCTATTTTTCAGTGGGAAGGCACAACTGGTGATAGATATATCAAGCAGCTCTTATCTGAGTCTAATATTCAGAAATTTAAGGCGTTGAATCCAAACATTGACTATATGACATTGCTATCAATCGGTAATGGCGCAATTCGTCCTGCTGGTGCGTCATATCGTGATGGCCTTGCTAATGGCGTTATCCGTAAATCTGGAAATGCGGCGATTGATGAATTTATGAAGCCGACATTTGGCTACCTTGTATTCCAGTGTCAAATCATTCAATTCTTACATGAATATTGTGGTTATACTATGGGCGAAGCCGATGTTGTGCGCCGCCATTTTGCTAAAAAGACGGGTACAGACAAGGATATACCACAAATCAAGGCTGGCTTTGCTAAAACAATGGCAGAGCGACACAATATGAACCAAAACGAATCAGATAAGGTCATAGCTGATTTTATCCAAGTTATTATTGATGCTAGCAATTATCTATTCTCTCTAAATCATAGTCAGCCATATAGCTATGAGGGATATGTGTCAGGTTGGCTCAGATACCATTATCCGCTTCAATTCCTTACAGTTGCTATGAATATCAATCAAGGCAAAGAGGAAAAGACAGCGGCATTAACGGCATATGCTCATAAGGTCGGCATTAAAATAAAATCTCCTAAATTCCGTCATTCTCGCTCAGATTATTTTTGTGATACAGATGAAAATACAATCTATAAGGGGCTTGGCTCAATCAAGTATATGAGCGCCGATGTAGCTGAGGCATTATATGGTATGCGTGATATGCGGTTTAAGAATTTTATTGATGTGCTATTCGCCATCCAACAGCTTGAAGCAAAGCCAGATGCGCGACAACTTGACATTTTGGTTAAGATTGGTTATTTTACAGAATTTGGCCCAGCTAAGGCACTATTGTTAGGTATTGAGATTTTTAATAAATTTTCAAAATGCAAGACAATTAAGCTTGACAAATGGGCTGAAATGGGTTATAATGTAGATATGCTCAAGCCGTATGCTGGAAAGATGACAGAGAAAACAGCTAGTCATCTTGATAATCGCGGCATTATCCTGTCAATTCTACGCTCAATGAAAATGCCTAAAACGACCGTTGTTGACAAGCTGAAATGGCAGATCGAGCTATTAGGATATGTAGATGGCAATGACCCCAATTCAGACCCTAATGATTGGCTAGTGCTAGATGTTAAGACAACAGGATATGGCACTGTTTATATCTCAGTTTATAACATTTGTTATGGATCAGAACGCACATATAGAGCCAATAAGAAATTCTGGGCAAATCATCAATTAGAAAAAGGCGATGTGATCAGAGCTGTATTGCAAGAGAAAAATAAAATGAAAAAAGATGAAAATGGTGAATGGGTGACATTGCCAGAAAAAATTGTCGAAATGAAATGTTGGAGGAAATATGAAGAAATGTAAAGGATTTTGTGCAAATGAATGTGTGAACGGGTATTGCCCGATTGCGCTTGATAGGCAATACGATTGGTATAGCGATATGGGATATGATGTACCAAAGAATTGCAAAGAATGTTGCTACAATACGTTTAATTGTGAGGATTGTATCTTCCAAGAATTAAAATATTGTGTAAAATTAGAGGAGGTGTAAATAATGGATGCTGTTGAATATGTAACGCAACGAAATCGAATGTGTGATTATTATGTAAGTTGTAGCGAGTGTCCAGTGGGTCAGTATAAAGTGTGTGCATCTATTGTGGGGATTCCTAAGTTAATTCCTATTATAGAGCAATGGGCAAAAGAACATCCTGTCAAAACAAGACAGAGCGAAATACTTAGGCTATTTCCAGAAACCGATATGAACAATGGCGTGCTTGAATTTTGCCCACGAAGATTTGGATATGTTAAGGACATTCGTAAATGCTGTGAGCCAACAACAGAATGTGCTGAATGCAAGCGTGATTTTTGGCTAAAAGAAATTGAATGAGAATAAGGAGGATTAAATAAGTAAATGGGTGTAGCAGTTTTGATTTTAGGTGAAAGTGGATCTGGTAAATCAGCATCACTTAGAAATTTCAAGCAAGAGGATGTTGGTATCCTAAATGTGGCATCTAAGCCGCTACCATTCAGAAATGTAAATAAACTACAGAGTATGAATAAGGCAACATATACCAGTATCAAAGGCGCAGTATGTAGCGGTAAGAAACTAAGTTGGGTCGTAGATGATGCTCAGTATCTTATGGCTTTTGAAAGCTTTGATAAGGTGAATGAAGTCGGGTATGGCAAGTTTACTACGATGGCTAAGAACTACGAGGAAATGTTGCGTACTGTTCAGGAGGATACAAGCCCAGATACGATTGTATATATCATGCAGCATATTGATACTGATGAAAATGGCAAGGTTAAGGTTAAGACTCTTGGTAAGATGCTAGACCAGCAGCTCACCGTAGAAGGACTGTTTAGTATCGTCCTGCTATGTAAAGCAGATGAGCGCAAGCATTATTTTATTACGCAGTCTGACGGCTCGAATCCATGTAAGTCACCAATGGGCATGTTTGATTCTCTTGAGATTGACAATGATCTAAAGATGGTTGATGACACAATCAGAGAATATTATGGACTAAAGAAGGCAAGTGCGCCAAAGGCTAAATCTACTACTACAGCTAAAAAAGCTGAGTAAAATATAAACAAACTGAAAAATAATGTGAGGTATGTAAAGTATGAAAAAGATTGCTAATTTTGATAAGATTCAGGAAAATGGTGGCGGGTTTAAGAGAATCCCTGATGGCGCTTACATTGTAGGGATTAAGAAAGTAACCGATAACCCAGACAAAAGCTATTTAAGAATGGAACTGGACGTGTGCAAAGGGGAGTATAAGAACTGGTATCAGAAGCTATACGATGCTGACAAGCGCGAAACAAAGTATTGGCCTCGTGATGGTGTTCTAGTGCGTAGCTACTCAGATAAAGCGCTTCCTTTCTTTAAGGGGTTTATTACAAGCGTAACTAAGTCGAATAAGAATTTTAATTGGGAGTGGGACGAACAGAAGCTAGTTAATAAGGTGTTCGGAGTCGTTATTGGAACCGAAGAATATGAGCGGCAGAATGGCGGTATTGGTAAGCGCCCATATATTGCATCTGTTCATAGTGTTGAAACCATTGAAAAGGGAGAATATGAAATTCCTGCGCTCAAGGAGCTAACTGCCACCAAGACCACAACTACTCCTGCTAATGACCCAATCCCTGATTTTGGTGATGTGTTCAATACTACGCCTACTGATACGCCGACTCCTGCTGAATCAGAAAATCCTTGGGATGATTCCGATGAAAATAATCCATTCATGTAATCTATAAAAATATTAAAGGCGGGGGCTTGACAATCCCGCCTTTTTATTATATAATATAACCATCAAATAAACGGAGGATACGCAATATGACAGTGTGGGATGTATTTATGGAACTGCCTCATAATATTCAAATGATGGTTGTTTGCAAAGGGTTTGTTGTTTGTAGAAATTTTGGAAAGCTCAAAGACGATAGATGGGATTGGATTGATAATGTGCAAGCTAAAAACGTATATCAAGATAACGGAATGGTAGTGTGTGAGATTTGAACGTTGGTATTATTGACGCTGAAATTATCGGGAAAACTAAACATAGATTTCCGAATCTTGCTTGCATGAAAATATCGTCATGGTATAAATCGCAAAGAGACAATGTTAGGTTGTGTTTATCATATGAAGATATTGAACGATTTGACAAAGTGTTTATTTCTAAAGTTTTTGTCAAGACAGATATTCCTATGGAGGACAAATCAATAGAAAAAACTGAGTCAAATTGTGCAGAATATTATGCCAACAATCCATTCTTAAAAAACCCAAAAATAGAATATGGCGGAACTGGATTTTTCTACGAGAAAGCACCAAAACTTCCTGATAATATAGAACATTGTCTACCAGATTATCATTTGTACGATGAATGGGTTGCAAATTGTATTGCTAATGGGGCAAAACAAAAAGAATTTGTTTATTACACCGATTACTCTATTGGGTTCTTGACGAGAGGCTGTTTCCGTCAATGTCAGTTTTGTGTTAATAAGATATACAATAAATGCTGTGCGCATTCTGCATTAGATGAATTTATAGACATATCACGTCCTAAATTATGTTTTCTTGACGATAATTTCTTTGCTTGTCCTGACTGGCGTAATATTATAAATTCTGTAAAATCGACTGGTAAACGGTTTCAATTCAAACAAGGGCTTGATGAAAGATTGCTTACCAAAGAAAAAATAGAAGAAATTCAAACGTGGAAATATGATAGTGATCTTATCTTCGCTTTTGATAATATTGAGGATAAAGACTTAATTAAATCTAAACTAAATTTAATATATTCAACTTGCCCTAATTGGAAAAAACAAATGAAATTTTATTGCTTTTGTGGCTTTGATAGAGAAAATCAATATGACGATGTTTTTTGGCTCAAAGATATAATTGATCTATTTGAACGCATTTTCATTCTCTCTAAATATTCTGCTTTCCCATATGTTATGAGACATGAAAATTATAAAAAATCTCCATATAGAGGATTATATGATACTATTGCAGCGTGGTGCAATCAGCCATCTTTTTTCAAAACATTTACATTTGAAGAATTTTGTAAATGTAGAGGAATGAAGGCTGATGGCTATAAAAAGTATAAAAAGAATATAACAGGGTATCTTGCAGAATATGGCGAAACAGCAAGAGGTGCTTCGTGGAAATATTATGATGAGTTCGTCTCAAAAAATGGAGACAGTGATTATTTTCATTTAATCCCAAAAGATATGGCGACTTTTGGTATATGGTCTAAAAAATGAATAAATTTCTATGTGTAGCTCAACTGCAAGAGCTGCGAATTGACATATATCAGACCCACATGAAAGTCAAATTCAGCGTCATCGCCAATAATCAATGCTTGACCATGAATCAAACATTAAGCCGCAAATGGAATGAGCCGCAAATCAAATCATGGTTGGCTGTGGCGCAATATACCCATCCACGAGTAGACAGCTATATATATGTCAAAAATAAACATTATTATACAATGAAAAAATCTGATATGCCTACTAGGCTATTGGTATCAGGCAATATCAATGAATGGAAAAAATCATTGTATTATAATGTACAATATTGTCGCATAGTTGAAGATAATGCGCCTGATAGCATGAATATAGAAATGGATGGGCAATGGGTTAATTCGAGCCGATTCTTGAATATATGCGGCGATTCGCCTAGGGTGTTTAATATCAATCGTCCTGACGGCTGTGAGGGCTGTATATGCCGATTGCGGCTTGAATATGATGCAGGATATAGCATAGAGCAAAATCGGGTCATAACGAATCCTAGCGGTCTTAGAGTGGTTGATTGTAAGAGAACAGATGTAGTTATGAGCAAAGAAGAAATTAACAAGTGGATGTTAGAATATGATATAATTTCTTCTTGACAACCTCCTATTTTTATGCTATAATCAAATCAACAAATGAAACAGGAGGTTGTTTTATGAGCAAGTCATCTACAATTAAATGCCGTCAATGCGGTAAATCAACGCCAAAACAAGATGCAATCGAATATAAGCCTAAATTCTATTTCTGCTGTGAGCAATGTAAGCAAGATTACATCAATGCTCATACCGCTAAGCCCAAGACAGAATCAAAAGATGATAGGCGCAAGTTGCTAGATTATATACGCCAAATTGCCCCTGATGCTAATATGCGGCTTGTGGGCATACAGCTTGCTCAGTTGATGAAAGATAATCCTGATATGACATATGGCGGCATTGCTTATACTATCAGATATATCCATAAAGAGCAAGGATTGGATATATCTAAATCGCCGCTTGGTTTAGTCAAATATAAATATGACAGCGCCAAAAAATATTATACTTGGCTAAATCAGGTAAGACAGAATATACAGCAATGGCAAGCTGAAGATGGGGTTGAGACGATTGTGAAAAGAAATGATGAGGAGGATGTGTTTGGGTAATGCTCTATGACCAAAATTCTGTTAGGCTGCTATTGGGTTGTTTGCTAATCAAGCCCTCTCTTGCTATTTCTGACAAATACCCACTAAGCCGTGATGATTTCACGGTTGATTTTCATCTCAGATTGTGGCAGGGCTGCGTTGCTCTTAGTCGTCGTGGCGCTGAATCCATATCCGCACTAGACCTCTATATGCTATGTAAGAACAATAAGCAAGTAGAGGATATATTCAAGCTGAATCAATTAGATGATTTTATTGATACGGTTAAGCAACTTGCTAATGTTGGGAACTTTGAGGTCTATTACAACAACACGCGACGAGCTACATTGCTTCGCTCATACAAGACAGTTGGATACAACATAGATAAATTTGAACAAGATAATAAAGCGACAATAGAGGACATAGTACAATATTTTGACGCACAGCAGATAGCTATAAAAAAGCAATTCTACAAAGATAAAGATATAGATGAGCTAAAAGCTGGCGACGGATTTGAAGCGATTAAAGAGGGCTTTAAGGCAGAGCCGCTATTCGGCGCAACGACCTTTAGCGAATATTTGAACACAGCTGCTAGGGGTTGGATTCCGGGGCAGTTATCCATCTATTCAGTCGGATCAGGTGTAGGCAAGTCAACTATCGGCTTAGCCAACCTTGTACAAGTATGTTGTCCTAAAATATATGATATGGACAAAGGGCAATATGTAGATAATCCATGTTATCAGCATAAAGCTGGTCTATATCTCCAATTTGAGATGGCTGGTGATACTGAAATCACGCCTAAGATTGTGGCTACAATTAGCGGCGTACCATGCTTTAGCATCTTGAATGGGCGATATGAAGAAGGCGAAGAAGAACGTGTAGATGAGGCTATTAAAATTCTACATGAATCTAAGCTATATATCGTCACCATGCCTAATTATACTGTTGATTTGATTGAATCGTATGTAAAGGATTATGTTGTAAACAAAAATGTAGGCTATCTTTGTTATGACTATATCGTTGAATCATCATCTGTATCAAGCGATTTGGCTAAAAAGAATGGCGTGTCTACTCGTTCAGATCAAGTGCTATCTGGTATAGCAAGTAAGCTCAAAGATTTGGCTGTTGAATATAATATAGCCGTCTTGACATTTACTCAGGTCAATGCTAATGCTATGACACAGGAAATTATGGATAGCGGTGTTGCAGCTGGTTCAAGAGCAATTCAGAACAAGGCTGATGTAGCTGGCGTAATTATGCCGTTGCGCCGTAAAGAGCAAGAAATAGCTGATATGATGATGGAAAAATATCCTGATAAAACAAAACCAAATCGCGTACTGCATATTTATAAAATGCGGTTCTCTCAAGTTGAACAGGGTATTAAAATATATTTTCATCTTGATTTGAATACTGGACGAACAAAGGATTGTTTTGTAACGAGCAAGTTCGACAATCCAATACAGCTTCAAAGAACAAGGTTGATATATGCAAAATGATTGACATTACATCTCTTAAATCCCAATTAACCGACGACCGTATCATAGAGCTAATGGATGCTATGGGTGCGCCATTGATGAAGGCTGATAGCAATAATCTAATATTTCCAAGTATATGTCACCATGGGGCAGATGCTATAAATCACCGCCCCAAATTATGGTTTAACCAAGAGCGGCAAGTATTCCATTGTTGGGTATGCGGATTGCATACGGATGCTATTGGTTTAGTTCAGCACGTCAAACATCTTGACTTCAATCAAGCTGTCTCATATATATGTTCTGTCCTGCATCTACAAGTAGGGCAAATAGAGCAAAATGAACAGATTGATAATTGGGCTGAATTACGCCGCTTTTTACCTAATGCCGAGCCAGAGACAGATAAGCTCTTGACATATGACAAGTCCATATTATCTCTATTTGACCATTTATATCTGCAAGAATGGCTGGATTACGGCATTTCAGCAGATACACTTGATAAATTTGGTATAGGATGGTATGCGCGTCAGGCGTGTATTTCCATACCTGTTGTGTTTAATGGACAACTAGTAGGCGTAAGGGGGAGATATACAAGAGAGCAGGATATAGTTAAAGGCAAATATAGACCAATATGCACATTAGATGGGACAGTATTAAAATTCCCATCATCTGCTTGTCTATATGGCTATGACCAAAATAAATCCGCTATTGAAAAGTCACGTCAAGTAGTGCTATTTGAGAGTGAAAAGTCGGTGCTAAAAGCGCCGAGCTACAATTTGCATAATTCTCTAGCCGTCTTTGGCTCTAATATAAGCAAGCAACATATACAGCTATTGCTAGAGCTTGGTGTGAATGATGTAGTTATAGCATTTGATAGCGACTATAAGCAAGTAGGTGATGATGAATTTAAGTTCTTTGTTGTTAAGATGAAGAAATTAGCGGCTAAGCTAAAGCCGTATTTTTCAGTCAACATAATCTATAATAATCAAGGCTACGATATGTATAAATGCAATATGATGGACCTACCATATGAGCAAGCTATGAAATTATGGGAAAGTAGGGTAAGAGTATGAGAACAGAAAAAAGGGTATTAGACCCATGTTGCGGAAGTAAGATGTTCTGGTTTGATAAAAATAATCCAGATGTTGAATTTTGTGATTGTAGAGAGTTAAATACTAATCTATGTGATGGGCGCAAACTAATTATCAAACCAGACATTATTACTGATTTTACTAATTTACCATTTGATGATAATACTTTTTGGCACGTTGTATTTGACCCTCCACACATGATTACACTTGGAGAAAATTCATGGATGGCAAAGAAATATGGTGTACTTAAAGAGGATTGGGAAAAGACGCTACACGATGGATTCTCTGAATGTATGAGGGTCTTAAAGCCAAATGGAACGCTAATTTTCAAATGGAACGAAACGGACATTCCTGTATCAAAAATAATTCGAGTTATTGGATACGAGCCAATGTACGGACATAAATCTGGTAAATTGCAGAAAACACATTGGATGGCATTTATGAAAGAGAGATAATGTTATGAAAAGCGAATGTAAATATGCACATGAATGCCGGTATCAACGATATGTGGATGGCAAAGAGCGCACTGTAGTTAGGATAGAATGTTGGGCTACTAAAGAGCTATTTGAATGTACTGAGCAATGCAGAGAAAATATGGTAAATATAAGCCACTATATGAAACAAGGCTAAAATGGAAACACAGATATAATACAAATGGCTCATGGTATAGTGTTTGTGCTAGATGTGGTTATCACTATGAGCTAGTTGAGGCTAATTATTGTCCTCGTTGCGGCTATGAATATAAGCCTTGGGATGGCACAATTTTTAGGTAAAAAATAATACTTGACAAATCAATGTTTTTGTGCTATTCTATATTTAAGCCAACCGGCTAATATATATTTGGAGGATTATAATATGAAGAAAATCACGCTCAATGTCATGGAAGTAGAGGAGGCTTTTATGTTGTTTAAGGACGATCCTCATCTCAGAGATGAATATAAGGACGTTGAATCGTTCAAGAATGCTCGAATTGATGATATTGATTCTATGGTAGAATTTCTCAATCGAGACGCAGAGGACGTCAGGATGCTTACAGAAAACGAAACTGATTTTCTTGGGCTTGACCATGGTGGTCTGTATTATATTAGTACTTGGGATGATGAATATGTGCTAGTTGAAGAAATTTGATAATTTAATACTTGACAAATCAACCTCTTTATGATATAATCACTATATCAATAATAAGGAGGTTGATTTTATATTAAAATTCATCCACTACTTAATTCCCTTAATGAAGCCACATTTTTAAGGGAATAGTTATAAAAAATGAGTAAATCCATAGACTTAACCGGACAAAGATTCGGTAGATTGATTGTATTGGAAAGATGTGGCAGTAATAGAAAGAATGTTGCACTCTGGAAATGTCAGTGCGATTGCGGAAACATCAAGATAATAAGGTCTGATACGCTTAGATGTGGTCATACGAAATCTTGTGGTTGTTTAATGTTAGAGCGTGCAAGGGAAACTTCTATAGAGAACAAAAATAAAAGATATTGTAAAAATTATTATGAAGAACACGGAGATGTAACATATCTATTTGATAAATCTCGACAACATTATGCAATCATAGATACGTCAGTTATACCATTTGTAAAAGATTTTTATTGGAAAAAGGGCAAGAACGGATATTGGACTACTCAAATAAAAAGTGACAAAAAATTTTATTTACTACACGCTTTTATATATGAGCATGTTCACAATGATGCTATAGACAAATCGAAAGATATAGATCATAAGGATAGAAATGTAGATAATAATACTTCCATCAATTTAAGACTTGTAACAAGACGAGAAAATATAGCAAATAGAATAAGAAACCCAATAACTTTTAATAAAAAGTGGCAAAAATATATTGCTCAAATCACATATTGTGAAGTTCATTATTATTTAGGAGGATATGTGAATAAAGCAGATGCGGATGCACTATATAAATATGCTCACAAGTTGTTTTACAAAGAATGTTCACCGTATTTTAATGAAAATATTGACGTGTCACATATAGAAATGACTAAAATAACAAAGGAGACATTAGGACGTATTGAAAATATCACCACTATTAAATAATATAGACGAGAATACATTCATTCAATCATATTTATCCGCTTGTGGTATAGATGATATTGACTCATATCTAAATCCAGATAATATTGAATATCAATCGCCTGATATGTATAAGAATATGGATGTGGCTGTTGATATGTTCAAGTATGCTAATGACGATATTCAAATTGGCATCGTTGCCGATTCTGACGGAGATGGCAACTTATCAGCGGCAATCGCATATTTGCTATGTAAAGAATTTGGAAAGAAAGAACCAGTAGTACTATTCCATTCTGGAAAGCAGCATGGTATACAAGACCTGATGCAAGATATTATTGATGCGCATATTGATTTTCTTATCTTGCCTGATTCAAGCTCTAATGAAAATGACGCTTGTTTAGAGCTGGAACAGCATAAATGCACTTGTCTTGTTCTTGACCACCATATCATTGAGCGAAAGAATCAACACGCCGTTGTAGTCAACCCGTATCGAGCCGACAATGCGCCGAATATCAATACAGACATTAGCGGCACAGGCGTTGTAGAAAAATTTGCTTGTGCGCTTGACTTTAAGCAATCTTTCAAGGATTTGGTAGCTGTTAGTCTAATCTCTGATATTTGCAGCTTGCATTCACCTGAGAACCGCAAATATGTATATGACGGATTAACTAATCCAACTAATCCATTCATCAAATACTGCTTAGAGCATTGTTGCAATCGTGGCGTTAATCCAGAGGGTGTGGCATTTGGTATTGCGCCTCTTGCTAATGCGCTTGCTCGTAGTGATGACCAGTCTACTAAACGGCTATTTTTTGATGCGCTGATTGGCAAGATTGAGCCAGAAGCTGCTGTAAAGGCCATGAAAGCCGTAAAATCTAAGCAGGATTATCAGGTAAAGAAAGTAGTAGATAAGCTATCAGACGGACTTGATACGTCTCACAAGGTTATTATCGGATTTGGCGAACCTGAGAATAAATCTTATTTAGGGCTTGTAGCCAATAAATTTTGTGGCAAATACAACAAGCCCACGTTCCTACTGAGAGAGCTAAACAGCACAACATGGTCTGGCTCGATGCGCAGTCCTATTGATTTGCTTGAGACTATTAATAAATCAGGATTGGCCAAATGTCAAGGGCATAGCGCGGCTGCTGGTATCAGCGTGAAGAAGTCCAACCTAAAGCGATTTGCGCGATTCTTAGATGGACTTGATTTGGACGTAGAGCCAGATATTGAGGTGGCGGCTCAGATCAAGCCTAATAATATCACACGCAATCTTACAAATCTATGTGTAGAAAATAATATCCTATGGGGCAAGGATGTAAACAAACCGTTATTTCATTGTACTTTAACATCTCCTCAGATTTATGTATATCGTAATCGTTCAATTACTGTCAAACTGGTTCAGGATGGCATTGAGTTTATTAAATTCTTTGTTAGTAATGAAGAAGTAAGTCAATTTGAATCTGCTCAAGGTAAATCCGTAGAGGTTGTAGTATCACTTGGATTGAATGAATATAATGGTCAGATTAAGCCACAAGCAATCATTGAGCGATATGAAATTATTGATAAACCAAATGAAAATGAAATTGATTGGAGTGAATATTTTAATTGAGCAGAGCAGAAAGAAATCGTCGCAAACGTACTGAGCGCCCCCTAAAATATGCACCTATCAAATGCCAAAATTGCGGCTTAATGGTAGATGAAAAATACGTAGTTGACATAAATTTTACTTGTCCTATTTGCGGTAAGGAGCTATTTACAGAATTAAAGAAAATGATTGAAAAATAATTAAAATAATGCTTGACAACCTCCTGATTCTATGATATACTTGATTTATCAAAGAACAGGAGGTTGTTTTATAATGGGTTACGAAAGCAAGGTATATATTTGCAGTAGGATTAGCAATAATACCTACATCTACAATGAGGTAATTGCCGCAGTAGATATGTGCAAAATGGGTTATGATTCTGGATGGGCAGAGTTATTCAGCAAAAAGCTAGATGGTGATTTCCTTGGATTTGACCATGATAATCCTAGAAATCAAGACTGGGAAAACACAGAGCTGTTAGATGCCTATGATGAACCAATGATGTATGCTGACATTGATACTGTAAAAGAGTGGGTCAATAATCAGATTGAGAACGGTGAGGATCATAGACGGTTGTTTGTGTTGAAAGCTGTACTAGATAGCTTTGATAAGACACGATGGGGATCTGATAGAGCTAAATTGATTGTGGTTCATTATGGATATTAAGGAGGTATAATCATATGCAAGACGCATTAACCTATGAAGCATGGCTTAATTCCGTATGCCATGTCTGCAATAGCTTGTTAAAAGCAAATGTAAGCGTAATAGGTAATAATGAATTTAAGGTGGTAGCTACAAAATATAGTTGGTTTACATTTGTTGATTGCACCGGATTTGAAGTAATGTACAATGAGGGCTGGGAGCCAGCGTTTGGAGCAACTGAATTGATGAGGATGACAAATGAAATATGTTGGAAGCAAGAACCGCTTGAGTAAGCAAATTGCACCTATTATCCAATCATATATTGATAATATGCCTAATTGTCGTGGCTATTTAGAGCCGTTTGTTGGCGGTGCTAATATGATTGATAAAATTAAATGCCCATGTAAGATTGGCAATGATGTTCATAAATATCTGATTGCATTGCTAAACCATGTATCAGAGACAACAGATGGTTTGCCCGATACTATCACAGAGGAAGAATATAATGCCGTAAGAACGAATCCATCCAATTATCCAAATTGGTATGTTGGACTTGTAGGATTCTGTACATTCGGCGCAAAATGGTTTGGTGGCTATCCGAGAGGTTTCAAAGCAGATGGCGTAACGCCAAGAGATATTACTAACGAGGCTATCAGAAATATCAAGAAACAAGCCCCCAAGTTAAAAGGAATATTTTTTGTATGTGGCGATTTCTGGAAATTGGATGTGGATCATATGGTCATTTATTGTGACCCTCCATACCGCGATACAACAAAATATGCAACAAGCGATTTTGACTATGATAAATTCTATGCTTGGTGTAAAAAAATGGCTAAAACCAATATTGTTCTGATTAGTGAATATTGGATGCCAGACGATGGATTTGAATGTATCTGGGAAGGTAAGTTGAAATGCACACTGGATAAATCAAGTCGTACCGATAAAACAGAAAAATTGTATAGGTGTATTCCATGCAAACAGTAAAATTAATCCCAATGCGCATGATATTCAATAATCCTGAATCCAATTTCTCAATTATATCATGTCGCACTAAGGATGACTCAATAGAACGTCATCCTCAATATGGCACAATCAGCCTAAAAGGAACTGGGATTGCCGACTTGAAAATGGGGCAGTCTATTGATTGTATCATTGAGCCATGTGAGGATGATAAATATAAATATAGCTATAAATTCATTGGTTTTGCTGGATTTGTAGCTAAAGATGGCAAATTCAATCTAACAGAAAAAGCCGAATTACAGACGCTACGCAGCTTAATGACCAATGGGCAAGCTGAATCATGTCATGCCGTATATCCTCATTTTGTCAGTATGGTACTGAATGGCGAAGCCGACAATCTGGACTACAAAAAAATTAAAGGCGTAGGCAAGGTGCTATTGCCAAGATATATTGCAAAAATCAAGACGATCAACAAGCGTGTTAAATTTATGGGCGAAACATATTCTTGGTGCATTGAGCATGATGAGGATATAAACAAAATCGCCGCAACATATAAGAATGTATATGAATTTAGCAAGGATATAAACGCCAATCCATACGCTGTTATGATTAACTTGCTTGAATGGTCGTTTGATAGAGCTGATAGAGCAATAACCAAGAAAACGGCAAAATGGCTAGATAGCTATGAACGATGTGAGGCGGCTACTATCTATGCTCTGAAGCATAATGAGTTGGACGGCAATACAAAGATGCAAGCCAAACAGCTATTTGATATGGTCAAGAAGAAAACGCCTCAATGTGTTCATCATCTCCTCGATGTTGTGACGAAATCGGCGCAAGTACACTATGACCCGCCTAGTCAGAATACAGCCCTACAAGCCACATATAGCGCCGAACAGCATATTGCTGATGTTATCAAGAAAAAAATAACCAATCCACATTATTATCCTATGGATTGGCAGAAGTTTACAAGGGTAGACGGCTTAGAGCTAACAAATGAACAAGCGCAAATTCTTGAGATGGCTTGTAAGCAGGATGTGATGATGCTGACCGGCTCGGCTGGTTGTGTTGATTGTGATACTGAGTTTTTTACTGGCACTGGTTGGAAGCGAATTGCTGATTATCAAGACGGTGATATGGTGCTTCAGTACAACGAGGATGGAACAGCAGAGCTTGTAAGTCCTATTGCTTATATCAAGAAGCCATGTGATGCACTGTGGCACTTTGAAACGCTCCGAGGATTAAATCAAACTGTCTGTGACGATCATAGAATTATATATGAAACAAGAGACGGTGTATTAAAAGAATGTAATATTGAACAACTAAAACAAATGCACCTTCCGTCAACTAAGAATTTCCAAGGGAGGTTTCTCACAACATTTAATTTTGGCGGTTCTGGTATAGACTTAAATGAATGGCAAATTCGTCTAATGTGCGCGGTTTTGGCAGATGGGCATTTCAACGCCGGTAATAAAAATAGCACGAGATGTACCTTTCATATAAAAAAGCAACGTAAGAAAGATAGATTAGTTTATCTTTTCAATAAAAATGGACTTGAATATAAAGCACATGAGAGTACAGAAAAAGGATATACTGACTATTACGTTTATGTGCCAAGGAGAGAAAAGCAATTTACAGAGTATTGGTATGGGTGTTCTAATGACCAACTAAAGATAATCATAGATGAAGTTGTTTATTGGGATGGATGTATAAGATATACAAAAAATAATACAAAATATCAATCTTATTCATCGGCTATTAAATCTGATGCAGATTTTATTCAATACGCTACTGCATCTGTAGGAATTAGAGCATCCATAAGCATTTCTAATCGAATTGGTGAAACTCACATTGTAAATAATAAAGAATATAGCAGAAAAACTAATTTATATGTTGTGAATTTTTCTAACAGAACAAAAGTAGGATTGTGTTCAGATAATAGAAGTAAATGTACTAAAACGCCCATAACTCAAGTACCAACAACGGATGGATATAAATATTGCTTTACAGTACCATCGCATATGCTCGTACTAAGACGAAAAGATTGTATTTTCATTACTGGCAACTGTGGTAAAACGACAAGTATGCAAGCACTTGTCAATATGCTAGATGACAATGGATATACATATACTCTACTTGCCCCGACAGGAATATCTAGCAAAAAATTACGAGAAGCAACACAAAAAGAAGCGTCTACTATCCATATGTTCCTAACAATGAGTGAGAATTTAGGCGACTATCTAATCATAGATGAATCCAGTCAAATTAGTGTCCATTTGCTATCAATGCTATTTGATAAGGTAACAGACCGTACCAAAATAATCTTCATAGCCGACCCATCTCAGCTTGCATCTATCGCTTGTGGCAACATTGTTGAAGATATGCTTGATAGCAACATTATGCCTGTATGTAACTTGACTAAGGTATTCAGATATAACACGTCTGGCATTATTACCATAGCTACTGATGTACGAAATGGAGTAAATGACCATCTGACAGATACTTTCACAGATTATAAGTTCATTGAAACTGATACATTAGTAATCAATCAAATTGAACAAGAATATGCGCGGCTATTGACAGATGGATATAGTAAGGATGATGTGCTGATTCTATCTCCATTTAATAAGGGTGAAGTTGGCTCATTGGCTATCAATGCGGCAATTCAATCCAAATTCAATCCAAATGAATTAAGCACGGTTGGGCATACAGTCAATAATGTGCCTATCTATTTCAAAGTGGGAGATAAGGTCATCAATAAAAAGAATGAATATGCTATGCCGCTTGCTGATGATGATACGGCTTTTGTAGCAAATGGCGATATTGGCACAGTAATGGAAATTGTACCAGATGAAAAAGAGCCATATATGATTGTGCGATATGATTGCGGTAATTGTATAGTTGATAAGTCTCATATCAAGAATACACTATTAGCATATGCAATTTCTACGCATTCATCACAGGGTTGTCAAGCTAAAGCCGTAATTGTGGTAATTGATAGAAGCCATGTAAGGATGCTAAGTCGCAATTTGTGCTATACAGCCGTATCACGCGCACAAGAGCGGCTAATATTGATTGGAGATGAGGTAGCTATTCAAGAGGGATTGAGAGTACAAGAGGAAAAGGAAAGAAATACTGAATTATGTGAAATGCTACTTGACAAATCAGCAGAATCGTGATAATATATATAACAAGGAGGTAATATGATTAAAAATGAATCGAACCGAATTTAAGAAGATTATTAACGCTTATTATGCACAATCTCCGCCTACTAAATTTGTATTAGCAGTGGATTTTGACCATACGCTATGCTATAGTTCATATCCGCTGTGTGGACTAGAAACACCGATTGCAGAATTTATCCGCTCTGTACAAGAGATGGATATTGTCATTATCATCACTACTTGTCGTGAAGGATATGCCGCTAGATTGGCTAAAAAATGGTTGAAAAAGCATAATATCCGTTGGGATTATTTCAATGAAAATGACCCGGCGCGAATTGAGCTATATAAGGATTGCCGCAAGATTTATTGTGATATGCTAATTGATGATACGGCATATTGCTTTAATATGAATGACTTTGAATAAAGGAGGACGATTTATTGTTTGTAAATGAGGTATATAAATCTATTTGGAAAGATAGATACCAAAAGAACGGCGAGTCATATGATGACCAGCTATGGCGTGTAGCTGATTTTATTGCTACGGCTGAAGATAATAATTCAAGCACATGGGCAGATAAATTCTACAATATTATGGCATCGGGCTATTTCTTCCCAGCTGGACGCACCATGAGCAACGCTGGTATTGGCGAAAAGTTAACGCTCAATAACTGCTTTGTCGCGCCCATTGTTGGTAACAGTATGGAGCAAATTTTTGATGCTGTTAAACTCGGTGCTATGACACATAAAGCTGGTGGCGGCATTGGATATGCTTTCAGCAATCTAGCTCCTAATGGATATAGAACCCGTAATGACGCTATTGCATCTGGACCGGTTAGCTTCATGGATGTATTCAATGCTCAGACAGCTACAGTGCAGCAAGGCTCACGGCGCGGCGCAAACATGGGTATGCTCAGTGTATATCATCCTGATATTCTTGAATTTATCCATGCCAAGTCAGCTACAGAAGGACGCCTCAATCATTTCAATCTGTCTGTTGTTGTAGATGATGCTTTTATGCGAAGTGTTATTTCTAATGGTCAAATTCGGTTGCATTGGCCCATCTATGACGAGAAGGGTAATAAGCTACCGTCATCTAAGTGGGATAAGAAATTTACTCAGCTAGTGTCAGCTCGTGATATTTGGAATGAAATCATGCAAATGGCATATGATAATGGTGAACCGGGCGTATTCTATGAGGATAATGCCAATAATCGCAATCCAGCATGGTATGTAGAAAGAATTGTTTGTAGTAATCCCTGTAAGCCTAGATAAAAGTGCAGGGCTTTAGAGAAATCTAATGAAAATAATCAATCGTGAATTGCTGGAAAGCGAAAGCCGATCAGCAGCCAAGTCAACAATAGGTTGGAAGGTTCAACGACTAATGTAAATTTAATATTATACGAAATTATAGGAGGCTATAATTGTATGAATAGTTCAGAGTTAAAAGGATATTTAACAGGACTTATTTTTGGGGATGCAAGAATTGATAATGGTGTAACTAAGCGTGCTATAAGAATGAGCAGCATCAACAAAGATTTTATCTATAAGATTAAATCTGATTTGGAATCTTGTTCTAATTTTGATATTGTTGTAAATTTCCATCAAGGCAAATGGGCAAATGGATGTAATCATAAAGATAATTGGGAATTATATATTAAAGCCCATCCGTACTTCGCTAAGAAATATCATCATTTTTACGATGATTACAAGCATAGAGTAGCATCTAAAGAAGCATTAAGTTGGCTAACTCCAAATGGGCTTGCTAACTGGTATATGAGTGATGGATACGTTTGTCTTGTTGGTAAAACAACAGGAAATATTAGATCAAGACGCATTGATATTTGCACAGACAGATATTCTCTTAAAACAGTTGAAGCAATGAGCAAAATGCTCAAAGACAAATTTAATTTGGATTGTTCAATTATCAAAAGAGATAAATTCAGACGTTTGCGCATTCAGCAGTCTAGTTATGAAACGTTTATCAATTTGGTTAAACCATATATTGTTGATAGTATGATGTATAAGCTATATCTCGGCTACGAATATCAACCTGTATGGATGAGTAATGAAAACTGGCAACTCCAAATAAATTTACGCAGTGCGATTGCCCTAACATGTAAAGATGAGGGATAAGATATAGTCTAGCACATTAAATATGTGTGGCAGAATATCTAGCAGGAACAATCAATACAACAGATCCATCTCAATATGGCGGCGCTTGTAATCTTGGCTCATTGTTCCTACACAATTTTGTAAAGAATCCATTTACTAAGCAGGCGCATCTTGATACCGATGCTCTAAGAAATACAATCTCCATTGCCGTCCGTATGCTTGATGATATTATTGATGTAAATAAATTCCCTGACAAGATTTACGAAAATTATCAGAAGGGTATGCGCACCATTGGTATCGGTATCACTGGTTTAGCAGATATGCTCGCTATGCTTGGTGTGAAGTATGATAGCCAAGAAGCAAGAGATTATATTGAATCTCTAATGAAAATGATTACCAATGCGGAATATTATGCGTCTGTTCAGCTTGCTAAAGAAAAAGGGTGTTTCCCTCTATGTGAGTTAGACAAGCACGTAGATGGCGCATATGTCGAATCTGTGCTAGAACATGATGTAATTGCCGCAATGTCTGAATATGGTATTCGTAATGCTAAGATTCAGGCGGTTGCACCATGCGGCACAATCTCTATGGTATTTGGTAATAACTGCTCAAGTGGTATCGAGCCAATTTTCTCTCTTAGCTATGACCGCAAGGTAAAAATTGGTGGACAAGACGATAAGGATGTAAAAATCGTCAAAATGATGGATTATGCTTATTATCTATATCATAAACTAAAAGATGAGGGCAAGCAGCTTGATTTTGACGAGCATGATATTTTCCCAACTGCACTTAATATGTCTGTTGATGACCATGTAGCTATGCTTGCTATTATTAGCAAATATACTGACATGAGCGTTAGCAAGACCATCAATGTGCCTACTGAAGCATCATTTGATGAAGTCAAGGATATTTATATGCAATGCTGGAAGAAGGGTATTAAGGGATGTACCATTTTCAGACCAAATGCAATTCGTCAGGGCATTTTGCTTACTGAAAATAAGAAAGATGACGAATCTAAGCCTGAACACCCATCTCTCACTCTCCCTCGTGGTTCAATTATCGAACCAAGCAATGACCTAATTGGCAAGAAGCGCAAAATCCAGACAGGATGCGGTTCACTTCATGTTCTTGCGTTCTTTGACCCAATTGACGGCAATCTACAAGAGGTATATTTCAACAAAGGCTCAGCTGGCGGGTGTGTAGATAAAGACACAGAATATTTCAATGGCGTAGAATGGAAAAAGATTAGTGAATACAATGCGGATGAATATGAGCAAGTGCTACAGTACAACGAAGATGGAACAGCGTCTTTAACATATCCAATCTCATACATCGTAAACGACAATATTGAAAATTTGAAACATTTTCATAACACAACTGGTTTAGATATGGTTCTTTCCGAAGATCATAGAATGTACTTATATAAAAATTATATTAAGTATATGTCTGGCATTAGAAGTAAGTTGTCTACTGAAATTATTACTGTAAAAGATTTCTTGCTCGGCTCTAGAAATCGTCATGTGCCAACTACATTTTCTATGAACACGAATGGCATTCCTCTTGACAATAATTTAATTAGATTGCTCGTTGCAATTTACGCAGATGGTACATTTGATGGGCATAAAATCGTTGTTAATGTAAAGAAAGAACGCAAAAAAATTCGTCTTCGCCATCTTTTAACTAATTGTGACATTGGATGGACTGAAAAGAACATTCACAATACCGAATATACAGTGTTTTATATTCATCCTACACCAAGCGCCAAACAATGGTTTGTAGATAAACAATTCACACCAAAATGGTATGATTGCAATGACGATCAATTGAAATGTATTGTAGACGAATGTGTGTATTGGGATGGTTCTGTTGGCGAAGGAAATCGTCTTGGTTCTTATTTTACATCAAAAAAAGTAGAAGCTGATTTCATCCAATTTGCATTAACACGGCTTGGGTTTAGAGCTACAATTTCTCTAAACAATGGAACAAAAACAGAACATGATAGCTACAGAGTTCGTTGGACAACTCAAAACGTACATGGTCTATCAACGGCAACTATTGAAGATTATAAACCACTAGATGGAAAATCTTATTGTTTTACTGTACCCAGTGGTTTACTTATCCTACGTCGCAACGGAAAAATTTTTATTACAGGAAATTGCGCCAATTTCATGGTTGGTCTAAGCCGAACGGTCAGCCTACTATGCCGTGCTGGTGTAGATATTATGACCATCAAAGACCAACTAGATTCAACTGGTGTATGCCCGTCTTATGCTACTAGAAAGGCAACCCACCACGATACTAGCAAGGGTTCTTGTTGTCCAATGGCTATTGGTAATGCTCTTGTAGATATGTATAATGAGATGCAATCAGAACTGGATGATGATAGTAAAGACAATGAAGAAAAGCCGGTTAAGAAAATCCCTGTTGAACCAATTAGCAAGGTAAATATGCAACAGCAGTTATGCCCGGAATGCGGCGAACCGCTAGTGCATATTGGAGGTTGTGTTTCGTGTCCCAACTGCGCTTGGACAAAATGTGAGTAAATAAAAAAAATAATCCTTGACAACCTCTGTTTTATATGATACTATATAGATACAATAAATCAACGGAGGTTGTCAAGGATGTTTAGAAAAGGAAGATACATTGAATCTACTTCGGGCGTAGTCGGATATATCACAAAAATTAGTGACGGATTTCCTGTGTACAAGGTGCTGTTCCCTAAAGAATTTTATGGGTTGACATGTAGAGTGTTTGATAAAAAATATTATAAAGTAATTGGCTAAAAGAAAGAGGGTGAAGAAATGGTATATTTGGATTACGCTTCTACCTGTCCTGAAATTAAAAGAAAAAACAAGTGGATGCTGAATGCAAATCAACAATATGCTAAAAACGAGTCAGTAGCATTACAAGATTTTGAAAATACGATCCGCAACAAATTGAATTTGCATGATGGAAAATTTTTATTTTGTCATGATGTTTCCACGTTGTTGGAACAACTAAACTATAGAATGCGCTTCTTGCGATACACAAATTTGGCTAGTTGCTTTGAACACGAATCCATTGTAAACGTGTCTCATTCAACATTTAACAATGAATCAGATTTATGTGTTCAGTTAGATAAATTGGAAGAAAAAAGTTGGTATGATAAAATCTTTGTTTATCAGATGCTAACAAACAACATTACAGGGCGCATATACGATGTAGAAGCCATCGGAAATATTTGTAAAGAATATGGCGCGTTTTGTTGTTGCGATCTTACAGCTGCCATTGGACACAATAAAATTCCAGAGGATATTTCAAGTTGTTGTGATATGGTGTTCGCATCTGGACATAAATTTGGAGCTAATCCTGGAATTGGATTTGTTTGGTTATCCAACGCTTTAAGCAAGTGCCTATATGAATTTTCTTTAGGTGGTACAAAAGATTTAAACGGAATTGAGCAATTAACAAATGCGTTGAGTAAAGCAATAGATAACTTAAACGAATTGCATTTTGATGATTTGTCCAGGTTTTTGCAAAAGCAGCTTTATAAAAATTCATTAACCTCATATGTTGTAGATTCTCAGCATAAGAAAACAAACGCCATCAATTCTATCTTGCTGTTTGATATCAGCGCAGATTCTTTACAATCCTACTTGGCGTCGAAAAAAATCTATGTGTCTGTAGGCCATAGCGCGTGTGCAGACGACAAAGACTACAGAGTGCTAGCCGCTTGTAACATTCCATTAGAATATGCGTCAAACGTGATTCGAGTCTCATTCTCTAATACAACGACAAAGCGAGATATCAAAAAATTGGTAAAACATATTCGTAAGTATAAATCTTTATATGCCGGGTGAACGATATGGAATATAGAAAATACCTAAAGATATTCTTAGACTCTGTTCAACAAAAACTGAATGGAAACATAACAATCTACAATAACTCGATTGTATTCATGTCCAATAAGTACAAATGGGTTTATAGATGGTCTAACAACAATCTTATAGAAAAATACAATAATATGGTGGATGTAAACGATGCGGTTAAAGAGTACATCGAAATTGTGTCAGAACAATGGCAGAATATGTTGTTTAGATAGGGAGGGTGCTAACAAATGAACAAAAGAAACGCAATCATTGTCGAAGAAAACTTCTGGTGGCAGGGTGATCTAGACTGGTTTGAAGATAACAACATCGACATTTATTACGCATCTAAGTTCCACTGGAACAATAAGCCCCGTCATTGTCAATACGGGAAAGTTATTGAATGGCATAAAAACAAGTCTGGCGAAACGATTTATCTAATTGACTGCGGCAGATATTGCTACTTGATGAAAAGAAAGGGGCTGAGATTTGTATAATATGATTTATGAAATTATTGATGCCTTAACATCGTATTATAACAAATTTGGCGATGAAGAAACATTGGGTAGATGTCTTGCATATATGAAAAGATATTTTCCATTGGACGATGTTTACATCCTAGATCGAGAGCTTGACCGTAGATACTGCTGTAGGAAGTGCGGCAAAAAGTTAGATTCATATCACTACAAAGAGAGATATGGCGATGTTGTATTTGATTGTGTTGGATATGCTTGCCATGATTGCGATATTGATTTTGGAAACAATACAGGAGATTGACCATGAACACGATTAGATTTTACGATGATATGTTAGGGAACGAACAACTAATATGCTCGTGTTCAGAAGAAGATTTTATCGCATATCCAAATATTGGAGATATGGTATCGTTGCCGCTAGACGTTCCCATTGAAATGCAAGATGTTTATGTCGTAAAGCAAAGATACATTGAAAAGGATGCCGTGTCATATTTTTGTAAATTATACAATTGGGAGGACTGAATGAATGGAATTTCTACTAAGATATTTTGTAGATGGTAATGAAAGTTGTGAAGGACATACATGGACATATACTGATGTCGCGCTTATGATTATCCCCAGAATTGGTGAACGCGTATGGATTGATGATAATACTTGTGTAGAAGTAGATATGGTGACATATTCGCCAGATCATTGTGAAGGCGATGAGCTATATATTGTAGATATTGAATGCCATGATATTACAGATGATGTGATGGCTGAATGTGATAAGGAGGATTGATTATTTGAGCCATATTTATGTAGAAATAAAGAAACATCCAACAGATGAAGATTGGGCATGGTGCAAGTATTGTACTATGAACACTATCGGCAAGCAAATAATGAATGTACCCAATGACGAATGGAAACGCAAACTAATCGGGGCCGAGCATAGCCCTCTTAGAGAGTTGTGGTTTGGTATTCATATGGTTATCCCTTACTGGATTAGTGTGCACTTCGTTCGTCATCATGTAGGGTGCAATCATTACGTTCAATCTCAACGCAATGATAGGCAAGACAAGTATGACCGCAACAAAGCACCACAAGATGAGCTAGTAAGCCATGTTATGTCAATCAACGCCCAGCAGCTTGTATATATGGCTCATAAGCGCCTATGCAATCAAGCGTCACCTGAAACACGAGCAGTCATGCAACAGATTGTTGATGAGGTGGTTAAGACTAATCCTGAGTTCAAGGATTATCTAGTGCCGCTATGCGAATATAGAGGTGGCTTATGTACTGAGTTTCACCCATGTGGAAGAAATGGTGGTTGATAGAATGTTAGATATTGAAATTGTATATCATGATAAAAATATGCCAAAATTAAAAAGTGTCGATATTGGCGACTGGATTGATCTAAGAGCTAGCGTTGGCGGGTATTTTATGGCTGGTGATTTTGCCTTAGTTGATTTAGGTGTATCTATGAAACTACCAGATGGTTACGAAGCACATGTTGCTCCAAGATCGTCAACTTTTAAAAATTGGGGTATCATTCAAACAAATTCTGTTGGCGTTATAGATAATTCGTATTCTGGTACGAATGATACTTGGAAAATGCCATGCTATTTTACAAGAAATACAAAAATCAATCCTGGTGATAGAATTTGTCAATTTAGACTTGTAAAAAAAATGGAAACGCCAACATTTACAGAGGTTGATAAGTTGAATGATGTGGATAGAGGTGGATTTGGAAGTACAGGTGCTTAACCATGATTCTACCACGACTATGTATCAATGGTAGCAGATACCGTGTAGAGCTATATTATCCAGAAGAACCAGATGAAACAATTAGCGTCTTTTCTGGAAGCTCTAAAGCGATGTGTGAGGCATTTATGAATCTTTTATATATGGCGTTAGAAAATTACGACGAAGGATATTTTGCGGCTATAAACGATAACGAGTAAAAAAATGGGGAACATGGTAGACATAATAATCTATCCAATGTTCCCCATAAATTTATATTAAGCAGATGCTTTCATCACAATTTTTAGTGTCTGATCGCCTGTGTTCTTGACCTGTTTAGCCTCAGTAGTATATCCTGCTTTAGTAGCTGTGACAGTATATGTGTCGCCAATACCACTTAGTAAGAATTGCTTAGTATTACCACTAACTGGGTCAACCTCTGTACCATCAGCATCAGTCACGGTGATAAGAGCGTCCTTTGGCGTCACATCAACAGTAAGTAGGAAGCCCTCTTGTAGAGTAACTGCGTCCTTTACAATCTTGAAAAAGCGCCCATCAAGACCAACGCCGCAATTACCACGACCCATAATAGGCGCACCAATTTCTTCACCTTCAGAACTGCGCAAAGTGATATAACCAGCGCCACCAATTTTAGCCACGGTAAATAATGCGCCATCCCAGAGCTGACCGCAAGTAGATACTGCTTTACTTCTATCAACAGTTGTTGCATTTGCATCACAAATCACACCGTTAATAATCTTGAGTGTATTCTTATCTAGTCGGATTCCTCCGCACCAATTAGCCATATTCAATCATCCCTCTCTATAATTATGCTTTAGCTACCCATGCTAATGCACCATTTACAATGCCTAGAACCTTGTCATTATCAGCAGCTGTAAATGCTGGTAGAATAGCATCAACATATGCCTTATCAACTGCGTCATTATCTTCAGTTGCTTCAGCCGTTAGCTTGAGCTTGCCTACCATAGTGCCACCTGATTTAAGGATTGCACTAGCTTGAATTGCACCTGTCTTACCATCTACATATTCTTTAGTAGTAGCATGATTTGTTGATGTTGGCGCACCTACGCTAACAGGTACATAAGTAGCCTGTGTATCAGCCTTAACAAATGCCGCTGTACCATCATTTGAGCCAGTCAATCTAGGCGCATTTGTGCCGGTTGGCTCAATAGTAGAACCAATATATAATGGAGCTGGGCCGTCTGTACTGATTCTATGAGCATTGACAATACCATGCTCATTCATATTTAGGTCGCTATCAATCTTTCCATCATCACCAAGTAGGCTGTGTTCATCTACATATGCCTTGGTTGCCGCATCTTGGTCAGCTGTTGGATTAAGCAAGTCAGTGATTTTATGATTATTCAAACTAACCTCTGATTCAATCGCCATGCCGCTATCTGTATTGCTAATGGATTTAACGCCCATAATATTATTGCCATTCATATACAGGTTGCCGCTCATTGGAACTGTACCATCTGATTTGAAATCACCTGATACGCCATCTCCGCCATTAGTTGTGTTGTAACCATGCTCACGATTATTAGACTGAAACTTATTTATCCAAAATATTTCTCTGTCATTTAATTTATCTTCTGTACATTCTTCTAACGCGGAAAATTCAAATGAATCAAACCCATATTTTCTTAATGCGTTATAAAAATACGATGCATATTGAGATGCGTTAGGATTGTTATATCCTTTTTTATGATCTTTCCATCTTTTTTCTACATTTACGCTCTTACCAATATAAACCTTCTCATTTACAATATTTTTTGCACAATATATTCCAATCATAATATCAATTGAGATATGCCGTTCCACTGAATGGAGCAGTAAATTTTATTACCAATGTATTCAAACTGGTATATTCCACATCACCAACCACAACATTGTCGCCCGTATCTACAACAGACACAGATGGATATTTATATAAATTATGCGCAATTTCCCATGTGTTAGAGGCAATGACCTGTTTGTGAACATATGTCTTGTCTCCACCGGCTTCAGTAGGAACTGGAATTGCACTAAGCTCATATTTGTGTGTAGTTGGATTCCATATCATCCAGAACCCGCTAATATCAGGATAAGGAGGATGGTTGTTTATCTCAATAATATTATCTTCAATTTGATAAAATTCACTAGGAACTGGGTCATATACATTGCTTGGGTCAATACTATATTTGACCCATACCTTAAAAATATCGCTATGATATATCTGTTGGTCTTTTATACCACGTAACTGCATAGTATATTTGCCGCTAAATGGCAACATAGCAATAGTGAGCAATGCCGAACATACATTGCCAGTTCTATTTAAATTGATAATATTATATAACGGATTTCCGGAGCAATCTGTTGATGAGTATAGGACGTCAATTCTATAAGTCCATGACTCATCGGTGTCTACAGTGCATATAATTTTATTAACAAGATTATTCTTTGCAAACGCAAGGGTATGTGTATCAAGAGATACTTTAGTACCAGTTAATGTTATATTCACCTCTACCAACTCCTTTCATTTATTTAATTATATTCATCATTACTTAGTTTAGTATCAATAGAGCGCCCTGTAAATTCGGGCGCTCTTGGATTATCATATCCTGCTGGGCGATATAATGTTATCATGTTATATCCTTTCTTTTACTCTGTTCTTGTGTAACTATTTCTATAAGTTACATCTTCTCCGTATTCATAAAATGTATAATCAGTAGAAAAATTTATAATATTGAGATTTAAACCACACATGCCAGTTTTCTTAACCGCATCATTTCCAATGTCTGTGGCACTTCCAAATAGATTTTTCCCAATAAGGATTGTAATTTTACTGTTACACCCATCTGATAATGAAGATTTTTCAACACACTTAAATCCATACGGTTTTGTATATAGATTGAGGATATCTTCCCTACCCATCGCTGTACCACCAGCATAAACCGGCGCGTATTTCTTAAGCAAATTTACCATTTCAGTTTCTGATGCTACTGGCATTATGTAAATACATTGTTTGATCGTGTAATATCACCATGGCTTGTTGTTGTAAAATTCAAAGTTGTATGTTTTTTGCATTTTTATCACTCCCCCCCCTATTATACTATAACCGTCAAAAGAAATAGCAACTGATTCGCATTAAAGATCAAACTACTAGTTGAAAACAATCTCCATGGGATTGAATTGGACGTTGGGTCATAACCAGTTTGAATATTGACAAACATTGGCAGAACGTACTTAGAACCAACTGGAACAACTTGTAAATTCCAATACTTCCATGTGTTCATATTGCCAATTGATGAAGCAGAAGGAGTAAATGTATTGATAATTGATTTATACCATTTTCCATCATCGGTTGGTGTTTGTATATTGATACTACTTGAATTGAAACGTCTTTCAGTCAACACCTTACGTCCGCTTTTGTATGTAACAACTTCACGATTGTCAAGCACGTCTAATCCAATTACATAATCTTTAACGCCCAAATTTATTAGTGCTTGCTTTGCATTATCTGCGTCTGTACCACCTTTTGTAATTGGAACAGGTGCGCCTATTGTGTTGGGGTTGATGGATGTCGGCATAAGCAGTTTTTTTGTTCTTCGACTAATCTTGCATTCAAACTGCGATTCAAATTGAGGTTGCACCTCAGCCGGGTCAGCAATAATACCGCCAACTCTATCAGCGGTAGCAACAGATGGTTGTGGCAATAGAACATCATAATCCGTCCCGTTATATTCTTGCCACGTTACATTTTTACTGGTTCCCAATTATTATTCCTCCTCTTTAAAATAAATCTGTCCCTTCGTCATTTGTGCTGGCGGAGTTTTTGATACCTTTATTTTATCGCTCTTGAAAGTATCATCTTTTAGATTCTGTAAATATGTCAAATTTTCTGCTGACATATTATATACTGTTTCATTATACGTCGCATTGGCTATTGTTTCTGCGTTTTCAAGATAATAGTTTAATGCGGCTTGATAATTTCCGTTAAAACAAAAATTGTAAAAATCTTTCCAAAATATTTTTTGTGAATAATGAATATCCTCTCTTTTAAAATAAGTAAAACTCATTGTTCACACCGCCTTACTTATCTATTCTAATCCAAAAATCGCCCTTCGCCTGAGTGATGGGTTGAGTTTCACTTACGATATATGCTGGACTATATTTTGCAAGAAAAAATCGTTGCAATGCATAGCAAGTGTCAGTCAATACGTTAAAATCTTCAGATGTGATCAACTTTTTTTCTATCATTGGAATTTGCGATAAAGCGGCACGCATCGCAACAATATCTTGTGCTAAAACAGCATCTTGATATGCTTTTAGATATACAGTGTCCGTGGTTGGGTCTATGTTCATTTTTTCATCAAACTCTTGTATTTGATCTGGGAATGTTGTAGCCAATTCTTATCACCTCTATTTAAATATTTGGGTATAATGGATAATACGTTATAGCATTTATTGTTTGTTGCCCTGATTCTGACAAGTCAACATTTATAGATTTTACAATATATTTTTTTACTTCGTCCTTGCCAAGCGGTTTATGCTCTATAACTTGATTAACGTCCAAGAAGTGTAATGGGATACAAGTAAATTGCACAGAATCATTCAATCTAGTATGTTTCCATAACTCATAATCGGCTCGTTGTTGCGCTAGATTATCAGACATAATATTGTCGTATTCTCCGCCACACAATACCTGAGTTATTTTTCCAACTGGACCATATACATAAAATGGACTATATTTGTTTTTGTCCTCTGATATTGCATAGGATTGTAAATTGCCAAGGCTAATTACACAGTCTGGATGGGACGATTCATATTTGAATACATATGGGTGTGCTTCGCCAACTTCAGTATATGGCTTATCACTTAACATGGTTTGTTGATAATTCTCATCAACTAATACATAATCGCCTATTTTTACATCGTCTTTTCCAAAAATAGTAAAATAGCACCATCCGGCAGCTGTGTTATTAAAGTCGAATCCATATAAAGTGTTATCTTGCATTTCTGTTATAGATGGAAATTTTACTGTAAAATAATTACTGTCGCTTAACTTTGTAAATGTTGTTTCTGTGGAAAAATGTTGCACGTCCTTTGTTGCACCATACACAACAATAACATTTTTAATATCAGAAAAATCAGTAGTTATCGTCTCAGATATTAAATTGTGCTTCAACAAATCGTCAGTTAAAACAATCTGTTCGTTAGACCCCATTGGTATTTTTTGATACCTAAATACGCCGTCGGTGTCAAAAAATATTTCGTAATTTGGTAAAATATTCCTAAGCTTATCCAAAATATTATATACCGTACTTCCTTGCTCTATTTCTATATCATAGGGCACTTCCTGAATTGATCCGTCGACGTTTACACATTCTGAGATCACGCTTCTTTTGAATCCCGTAAAATCATTTAATATTGCAGTCATAACCTCTTTTACAGAGCTGCCTTGAGGGATTGTGACCGGAAGTCCTGGCAAATATCCGTTTCTCAAACCAGTTAAAGCCGCCATTAAATCTACCCCTTGAAAAGAGATGGTATTTGTAGTTGCGTTATAATCCCACTTTGGAGAATTTATCATATATATACCATAATTCTCCCATACCGTTTGTCCGGTTTTAAAATTGTCAATCCCACATTGTACCTTAATATATTTATCCAAGTATATTTTGCTGCCGGGACTTATATCGAACGACGCATCGGTTACAATTAAAGATATGTCGCACGTTCTACGAATGTCAGACGTTGCATTGATAGATATACTACCAGATAGCACATTCCCTGTAATTTCTTCTGTTATAATAAATTGACCAGTTTTAGCATCTAGCTCCAACATATCAATTTTTATGTGTTGGTTTCTAACGGATTGCAGATAAACATCTCTATTCATATCTGATTACCCACCTCCTTTTGTTTTATCGCTTACAATGTAAATGGAACAATGCCGCAGTCCATCATATCCTTTTCGTTTGTCGCATCGCCAATTTCCATAAAATTGAAAGATATGTTCATAATACCAGCATTGTAGTTATTATCATATTCTATGGAAGGTGCGCCAGTAATTGCTATTAGCCACATATTCCCATTCGTATCTTTTAAAATTTTTGGCTTTCTATTCGTTAAGAATTTTAATATCTCATCTTTTTGCTTTGTTATATCTTGTTTATTAAATTCTTTAAGATCAAAATAGTTGCCAATAACTTTTGAGCTTACGGAACCAGCCTGATAATTTGTATCAGCGTTTGAAATATATACTGGATATTTTCTACCAATAGGCTCAAACGTCCCCACATTGATTTTTTGAGTTCCGTTACCATATTTTACATCTGCTACCATTTCATAAGAATATGTGTTATCAGATAGAAATACATTCTTAAATTGCACTGTTACTGGATCAGTTTGCACAGAAGATGACGATACACCAGATTTTAAGATTGGTATCACGCTATATACGTATCTACCACCATTTTTGCCTGCAAAATCTTTAAATATAAAGTCAAATTTTTCTATTGTTGGACTGTTTATCGTCTTTTCATATACTATCATTTTATCTCCGGTATCAATATCTGACCGCACAACCTTAATGGCAGATATATTGCTAAGAGATTCAGTTAAGTTGCCAGCGTTTAGTGTATTCATAAATTGTGCAAACATTATAGTTGAAAAATCCCATTTTAACGGTTCGTCTGGATTTATATTCGTTGAATATGTCCCGTATATATAATCAAATATGGCGTTCCTTAATTTTACAGAATCAATCGTTTTCTTAACCGTAGGATTTGGATTTAATGCATTTATACCCAAATATAAATCATATCCACATAAGGCTATCATTTATCCACCACCTCAAAAGATATATCGCATAAGTTATCTATTTTTCTAAGCACTACTCTATAATCTTTGGTAGCATCAGCTTTATTTATATAATCGCTTAATACTCTATAGTAGAACGGGCCGTCTTTTATACAAACCTCAGCACGCACTTTGTTTGTATCTGAGATTCCTTCTTCTACATTTATTATAATATAACTATCTTCATTTTTCTTAGTCATTTCGATAATAGATTTTTCTGCATCGCCGTACTTATTTACTGGATAAAGGACTGGTGAATTAAATTTTATTATCAATGCAAAATCGCCGTTTATCTCAAACCCTTTATCAAATATTACATAACTACCAGGCTTTACCAAAGAAACATAATCATTGTCTATATATATTGGTGGCGAAGGATAAGCCTCACCTTCAAATAGAACAAATTTAGATTTTACAACAACAGCGCCGTTTTCACAAGTTGCGCTATTATCAATTATAAGAGGGAAATAATCTGATGCTTGAATATATTGTGCTACGAATGTTTTTGTTTTTATAATATTTGTATTGCCAACTGTAACAACATTTACTTCGACAATATACGTCCCATCATTTGCCAATTCAGTTTTAAATTGATATGACAAAGACTTGTCTTGAGAATACAGGATATCACCAGAATAGTCTAATTGTGTACCTATAGAATTCAATAGGCGGAAACTATATTTATTGATGCTTTCATTTTCTTTTTGTGAATATGTAAACGAACAAGTCAGCGTCGCACTTTCATGTGTAGTTTCTGGGCTAACTATTACGATCTCTGGATTTGTATAAGCTGTAACAATTTGAATATTTGATTTTTCTGAAATTTGCCCTTGATAATTATATGTCGAAACAGATATCTCATATGTCACATCGTTACCAAAATTATCACCTGTTAAAAAATTTGCTGGCAACGTAATGATATATTCAGACGTTGAAGATGATACGCTAGAAATATATGATTTTTGATATGTTTTATTTTGTACGTTTATATTTAATATCGCCTTAACGGGCTTGTCGCCGCCAGAGGATATAAATGTAATGTCCTTAGATTCAGTAACATCAAAGGACGCAATGGGTTGTAGGCTAGGTGTTACGAGTGCCAATTGCATCATCTCCTTTATTTTATACTAGAAAATCATGCTTTTTTAATCTTTCGTTATATACGTCATTGATATTTGCAATAGCATGAACAGCTCGATTGTTCTTATATTGTGGATGTTCCCTACAATACGCTTCATACCTATCTATCTCTGTCAATACTTCAATAAATTCTTCTTTTGTATGCGGTATGTCTCGTAATATCTCATTGTCAAAGTGCAATATACGTGTTCTACATTCATTTGCATTACGCATTTCGTACCGTTGTATTTGTGAATCTAATTGATTTTGTAGGCTTTCTAGCTTTGTAATAATCTCAGCGTTTATAGCCCTTCCAATTCCTTTTGCTAATGCCGACCATGGATTTATTTTAATTTTAGATACTTCAATCAATGACAATATAACAATCAATAATCCAGAGCTGCCTAAAACAATTCCTTGAATCGTCACTGTTTCACCTCCCCCTATATTTATACATCCCCAATGGCGATCCAAGCCATTTTACGATATGCTAATGTTGTGCCGCCAACCGAAGGAACATTAACTGTAAAACCAGTTGTAGTGACCGAATCATAAAAAGCCGTGCAGACGACGCCATTGAACGGCTGGCCGATTATCACCGTAGGCTTTGCCGTAAACGTCGTACCAAAGGAAATAGTGGTGTTTGTCTGTCCCGTGCTTTTATATCCTACATTATCCCAGCCGCAGACGATTTTCTTGCCGCCAAGCAGCTTCGTTTCGGCTCTGTTTGCTAGGTCGTATGCCAGCTTTACGGCATAGGGTGTCGCGGCAGTGCCGCCATTAGTGCTGGAGGTACTGAGGATGGAGTCCGATAGCTTGACGTGGCCGTAGTTCGTCAATGTGCCCTTGCCGTAGGTCGTCACCGTGCTGGCATGATTAGTCGGGGCCTTTCCACCGACGGCGGCCTGTGCAGCCTCTGCCGCGCTCTGCGCGTCTGCAGCCGTCAGCGCCGCGTCCGTCGCAACCTGCCCCGCCTCATTGGCTAGGTCGTACGCGCTGCTCGCTGCTCTGGAAGCCTGACTTGCCAGATCATAGGCGGCCTTGACGGCGGCGGGGGTGGCTGCAGTACCGCCGGAGGCGGCTGATAATGTGGAATTTGTTGCGTCGGAAAGCTTGGAATGTCCATAGTAACTGCCCGTCGCCTTGCCGTAGGTTGTGGCGGAGCTGGCATGATTCGTCGGGGCTTTGCTTTGCGCTTCCGTTAATGCTGAACTGGCATTTGATTGCGCATCTTGTGCCGCAACTAGAGCGTCTTGTGCAGTAGTATTGATTTCATCGGCTATTGTTCCCAACGTTTTTAAATTAACCGCGTCATATTCATCTACTGGATCTCCGACATATTTCAATACAACATTAGGATCGCTACCGCTTGAAGCAAATTTGATTGTGCCGTCTATTTGGCTAACATCAACCCTATTACCGTTTTGGTCAACCATAGTGTAACTATCAATAATTAGTAAATTGCTTGCCTCTCCACCATTTTTATCTAATTTAGAATTGTCTGTTGGATGTACATGGTCTCCTCTGGAATATTTTTCAGATTTCCCAGCATTGCCACTTCCGCTATCGGCTTTTGGTAAATCGTCACTTGGTAATACAGACGTTGGCACTTTTGCGTCTATCTGCTCTTGAATGTTACTTGTAACGCCAGATAAATAACTTAATTCTGTACTAGTCACGTTGCTTGTAGCAACTTTACCAGATGCGTTAGACACAAGTGCCTTATTTGCACCCAAGTTAACACTTGTTATACTGGATGCGCCACCAGTTATATTATCTTGTTTAGACTGCTGCAAAGATGTAATATCTTGAGCGTTTTTTGATATCGCTCCTTTATCTTCTGTAGTAAAGTCATTGTGTGTTCTTACGTAAGTGTTACCATTTGGAACATCGTCTTGAGTTAATACAACGTCGCCTGTTTTACCGTTTACACTTTTTACAGTTGGTGTAACCCCATCTCTTTGTGAAGCCATACAAATATAGCATTGAGACGCATTGTTTTGTGGGAAGGTAACTCTAACAACATCGCCGCTTGATATTGTATGCCCACTAGGATTGTCTACATTTTCATATATGTGCCCATTTATTTTTATTTTATATTTTCCGTTACTGTTTTGTGATATAACATATCCTCTATATGTCTTATCATAATCAAGTTTGCTTTGTGTTGTCTTAGCAACAGTTTGCATAGTTTTTAAAATATTAAAATTATCGTTCAATATATCACCGCTTTCTATAAAATATATAAGAGAGGGCATTTAACCCTCTCTTATATATCCGGTACTACATCTGATATGCGTATCTACTTAATCTCTTCATTTCATTCATAAAACTCATAATGTCTGTAACATTTGGCAATGTTATATTTTCAAAATGTTGTACAACACCACCAACATTATTCCGTAGTTCATTTAAAAGTCCGCTCTTAAACGAACGTGGGCTTTGTCCTGCCCATCGCATAATATTTGCCGTTGCATCAGCAGGAACAATACCGTCGCCACGATTCAAGACACGCAACTCAGGTCCATTTTCACCAACCAAAGATAGACCGCCACGAACACCCAAAGAACCGCTAGCATAACCCTTGTTGTCCGATAACTCTTCTAATTGCTTGTTGATTTTTTCTTCTTGCTCTAAAATGGCAGAAAGCTCATTCTCTCTAAGCTTTTCTATTTCTTCCTTTTGCTCCTCCAATGCCTTTTCACGATTATAAGCATCTAGTGCGACCTGTGCGTCATATACGCTTTGTCCACCAGAAACATATTGGAATCTACCGTCCTTATAAACAAGAACCCGTTCTGCTTTTGCTTTAGCTAAGTTTTCAAGCAATTCTTCGTATTTTAATTGGTCGTCTAGTTCTTTGTTCTCATCCTCAAGTGCGCTTATTTGAGCATCGTATTTTTCATTTATTGCATCTTCTAGTTTCTTTAAATCATCAAGTTGCCGATTTAACAAGTCTTTCTCTTTGTCCTTTTGCCACTTGTAAATCTGCTCTTGATATTTCCAATAATCCTCTAAATATTCAGCCCTATTAGCAAAATATTTTTCATTCATTTTGTTTAGTTCGTCATAATATGCTTGTTCTGTAATTTGATCCATAGCTAATTGGTGGTCTTTCCATTTTAACCATTCTTCAAATTCTTTTTTCCAAGCATCTTCTGTATCACTAGATGATCCACCACTATAACCAGAGGATGTATGCGAAGATGAATATCCTGATGAGCTACCAGACGATGCATAACTAGAGCCGCTAGAAGATAATCCATAGTTGTTAAACAACGTGTTTAGGTAAGATGACGATACTGTTACAGAGCCAGTAATTCCAGCTTTGCGCATAGTCATTTCAGTCGTATCTTTTGCGTTATAGATAACTGCGCCCTTTTTGACATTGGTTAGTGTTGGTAAACCATTATTGGCTATGCGTTGTTTGCCATTCTCTTGAATTATTTCTGGGCCTTCTTCGTTTACTAACGTCAAACCGCCACGAGCGCTTCTTGTGCCCTTTGCGCTTTCTTCTGGTTCTCTGCCGCCATGCACACGACGATCTCTATTACCACCTGCAGCTCTATCAATACTGCCAACAGCAGAGGCGGTATTATTGGCTTTTATCTTAACAGTGTCTAAACTAATGCCCAACAAACTTAACTGTGTACGGACTTGACTAAATGTCGTGCTTTTTATGCCTTGCAATGTATCATATATATCGTTTGCGGCATCATCAGCATTACCAGCTTCATCTTTTAAATCGTCGATGTCCTTAATTGGATTTTGAAGCGTAACGTCAGACATATTCTGCAATAAGCTCTGCAATGACATTATATCTTGATTTGTAGCTCCAAGCTCACGCATTTTTTCAACAACACTGTTCATGTCAATATTGTTGTTTTCTGTTGCTACGCCAATGTCATTTAAATATCCAATTAAATCAGATGATGTTAATTGAGCGTTAATGCCGAATTCTTTCCATGCCTGAATTGCAGCAAACACGCCAGATTCACTAGTGCCAAGTGATGTACCCAATTCTTTTAAATTGGTGATAGTAATCTCTGTTTGCCCATCAACGTCTTTATATGTAGCACCTACCAATTTGCCCTCTGCGGCTAGTTTCTGCATTGTATCGACAAAACCAAGTCCAGAATTTTTAGCATCACCAAACAAGGGCGATAATTTGGACATAGCTTCTTGTGCGATTCGCATAGCTTCAGGTAGATTATTTTCTAAGGCATCTATAAAGCTTTGATACGTGTTTTCATCGAATAGCAGTTGTGCGCCAACTCTGAATTTGCCACCAATTTGACCGCCTTCTAGCAATCCTTGCATTTCAGAATATACGTCTGCAAACCCTTCATAACCAGAAGAATAATCAAAACCGCCAGATGCTATTGCCTCATCGAATCTTGATTTAGCATTGATGGCTTTGTCCACCATATCAACATATTCCGCAAGGCCGATTTGAGCATTGATAAATGACATATCCTGGGATGCTTGCTCTACATGAGTAAACGATTTTGCTAAACCTTCGCTCATTCTAATCAAAGCGGCGGCACGCTCTTCCGTTATTCCATATGTTTTAGCCAACCCATGTATTTGTTGCGCTGTAGATTCTGCGCTATGCCTGACTTTATAATCAACAGCTGCCATCATTTCAAATTCTTTAGCGGTTTTTTCAACTGTTGCGTCTACATCTTGTCCTTCTTGTTTTAAAAGTTTATACGCATCATATTGTTTTTTAAAAGCTTCTGTTAATATTGTAAATCTGGCATGTCCCCAATCAGTGCCTTTACCATTAACACCTTCTCGTAATTTTGCAAACTCATCATAAAATTCAGCGGTTGTTAACTTGTTCTCTTTTATGACAATATTATAATTTAGCAGCGAATCCTCTAACTCACTTAACGCATTAGCTTGTTCCTTGCTACCTTCTTCTGCATCCAAACATTTCTGCGTTAAATTTTTTATATTAGGAATTACTCCACCAATCGCAGCTCCTACTTGGGTTATTGCATCTCTTGTGCTTAAATATGTTTTATTTAAAGCGTCAACAATTTGTGTATCTTCTTCAATCCATTCAAATTTAGGCCCAATAGACGATTCGTTATAAACCGCATTAATGCCAACAGTAACACCTTTCTTTTCAGCTGCACCTAATAGTTGTTTAGCAGCCTTAATTTTTTCTTCGTTTGCATCTTCTGCCATCGTCTTATAGATTGCAATCAAATTATTCAATCGATCAATTTCAGCTTGAATTTCAGGTGTCCTATCTTCCCATTGTGTAGCGTTTAAATCTTGCAGTCTATTTTTTGCTTGTTCATACTTATTCTGTAATCTATCTGCTTCCTCTGTTGCATTTTCAAAAGCTTCAACCATACCCTCGTACGATACTTTATATATCGCTTCTTCAATCATGTTTGCAACAGCTGGGATAACCTTACCCAATACTACGATAGCTGCCGTTATTGCTGCAATTGCTGGTAAAGCTACTGAAGAAGCACCACCAGCTACGGAAATAGCTTCTGCAAAAGTTCCAGAACCTTCCCTCACAAGGGATATCACAGCGCCAAATGTTTCAAATTGCTTTTTTGCGGCAGAAACAATCTTCATCGCTTTTAATAACGACGTAGCACCCCAACCAAGAGATGTAAGTAATGTAATCTGTGTTATAACTTGACCTAAACCAGTATCAGCAAGGCTTAATATGTCTGATATGCGATCCATCAAGAATTTAGCAAAGTCGTTATTTACAACATTATTAGAAAACGATTGCCATTTTGAATCAATTTCTGACAATTTAGCCTCAAAAGACTCCATATATCTAGCATTTTCTTTCATAGCCGAGCCTTCAGAGGATAGCGCTGTTTCATTTACTTTAACTGCCGTGTTAATATTGGACATAACAGCAGCCAATACTTTATATTGATTAGTGCCAGCTATTGTATCGCCCAAAGCAGTTTTTTGAGCATCGCTCATTGAATCCCATTTGGGCTTTAATTCTGTTAAAACATCGTAGGTGCTTTTTAATTTACCATTTGCACCTTCTACCTGTATTCCATATGTAGCTAATGCTGACTTGTTTTTTACAATTCTTGCCGCAATCGTATTAAGCCCTCTGGCAACCTGTGCATGTGTTCATTAAGGATCGTTAATCCTTAACGGTTTAATAAAGTGATTAAATTTTTCTTTCCATGTCTCATCATCAAACCAGGTATATGGTATTCTAAGCAATGGTATATTATTATCATTACAATACATCTGTTTTAATTTATCATGTTTTTTTTGTAACTCAAATCGTCTTTCTGCGTCCTTTTTGTCCCCACTAAACGCAATAGGCTCAAAGTGCTGTATCCCGTCAATCTCAATTAAACAATCGTATTGCGGCAAGTAAAAATCAAATGGCAATGGTTTAATGTCTTTACAAGCATTAAATCTATACTCGGATTTATATTCAATACTATTTTGTATCAAATATTCCTCAAACCTCTTTTCATACGACGACTGTGTTTGTGAACAAGTTGCACACCTATCTCTTCCGTCCATCCACTTATAAACACTTCTTACAAATTCATTTCCACATGAACAACGAAATAACACTTTCGTATGAGTTGCTGACTTATCTACAATAGAAACGGGAGTAGATGATAAACCATTATCTTTCCCGTATATAGATAAATTATAAAGAAAGAATTTTTCATTAGAAAACACATTAAATGCTTGTGGATTTTTAGATGCAGCGCGTATATTCGTATGAATCCGATATCCCGTTTTAACATCTTCTATATCAATGAATGAATCCGCAGTTAAATAATCAATCTCGCTAATAATAGAATACCGCGAAATATCTATTCTGCTAATCCATTTATTTGTAAATGATTTTCTATGCCTTTTTGTTTGTATTTTTCTAGCACATTCTTTACAACACAAACATTCTTCATTATTTAATATGTGTTCTATTGTTTTAGAAAATGAATGTTCATTCGCGTCAATCATATCAACTACAATTCGATGTTTGCCGCTCTTTTTAACACATTTGGCATCTACAAATTGCACACGTTCGTCTTTTCGATATATCAACTCACAAATGTTGTTTTTGTAGAATGGATTTTTAACCCCAAATATAATTGGCTTATGTCCACTTTTAAAACTAGTAAAGCTAGTGATCGATTTATAGCCATCTCGCTCAATAGTTAGATTATCATGTGTCCCAGTATAATGAGATAACAATTGCCATCCACCATTGTCTATTAGATATTGTTTTACATATTCTTCTGATATTTTTTTCACTTTATTAAACTCCTTATATTTTCATATAATGTTCAGACCATATCTTGACCGCACATATGCAGTCTGTTCCGCTTCGGCGCACTTGCGCCTATCCTATATAGGATGGTCGTTGAACCTTCCTCCTTGCTCTTAGGAGGCTTGGATGCTGGTTTTCTCGATGTCTTTATCTTTTTTACTATACCTTGGTCATTACTCCTTGCCGCCACACATATTACTATTGTGGTTTAGTAGATAAAGTATTGCAAGACGTTCCAGTCAATTCAAAACATTTTTACCGCAACCCACAAATTAAGCTGCGTCCGGTCATAATTTCTGTACCAGCTGTGACCAATCCGATGATTTCAGAAAATTCATTGCCATAAGTAGCCATACCACTAGATGCAATTTCCATTGCTTGTGATAAATCGTTAGTGCCTACACTAAAATTGTTTGCCACTTCATTATATGCGTCAATTACTTCTGTAGCAAAACTAGCATCTTCGCCAAATGCACGAATCTGAGATGTAATAGATGCGGCCGCATCTTCTGCTGAAATAGCCGTATCAGCTACGTTTTGGTACATTGCAGCAACGGTCGCCAACGATGCTGCATCTTGGTCATTAAATCCAGATTTTCTAAATTGTGCCGCAGCAGACACCATGTCTGACAGTTACAAATTATTCAATAAATCCCCAATCATCATATTGCTTCTGTTCTTCTTCGGACTGTCTCTGTAGCTCTTGATAATATTCTGGACTATGCTTATCGTATTCCTTTGTTAATTTCTCAAGATTTTCATCGAGAGGAACACCAATAAGCCATCTCAATCCAAAACCAAACATCTTGCATACCGCCCAAAAAACAACGCCTAAAATAAGAATGGTCATGTGATATCTCTCCTTTGCTATTTTGTAATACCACTATAGCACATATTGAATAATTTGTCAAGGGGTTTTCAAGCCCTTCCTGAATATTTCTTCACCCTATATGTTTGGAGGGTCGCCCTGTATATTCGATTGACACACCGCTCATCACGGCTTCGCGCCCAATCTGCCCTTTTATCATACATTATTTATGATGGATTCTTTAGGTTTTTCAACCATGGAATCATCCTTATCGTCTTTCTGCTTTCGCACTAATTATTCATTACTAATGAACATATCACACTCAGGCATATCTCATCCTCATGTTGTAGTGATAAGGCTCTTGAGGCTTTCAAGGGTTTAGGGGCTGTTCTCTATGCACATTTACCATTTGTACATACCGGCTCAGACCGATTTGGTTTACCGGTGCGGCCAACTGTTTGACCGATTTTAGATAGTTTGTCTGCGTATTCATCTAGTGCCTGTCCATTTAGGTCGGATACCTTCTTGAACTCCGTTAATGCTGAATCAAGCTCATATACTTGACCGGCCATATCCTTGATAACAGAGGTAAATTTGTTAAATACCTCATTTGCCACATTAAATGTAAGCTCAAGGTCTTGCCCCGCATCATTTAGATTTTTGGTGGATTGGACGGCATCATCAATATCTTTTTTACCAGATTTTATACTAGATGTATCAAGAGGAATTTCATATTTTTTAGATTTTAACTTTTTCTCAATATCGTCCAAATTCAACTGGGCGTCAATGAGAACCGAGTAGTTAGAACTTTTAGCCATTCATCACACTCCCTTTTTCTTAATTTGTGAGTAGGCTATGAGGATTCCTTCTGCGCAATCATCCTCATTCTTTTTGCTACTTGGGGCAACCCATGCCAATTCGAGGCCAAATTCTTCATTCGCCATCTCTATGGCTTTTTTCTTCAGAACATCTCTTTGCAAACCAGCTCTTGTCCCGTCAAAGAGATTAAGGTCGCCACGCCATTTACTTGGCATCAAGAAGCATGGCTTTATCTTGAAGCCAGCGCATAATGCTAAAATCACACCTTGCACTGCGCCCAATTTCTCTATGGTGGATGCACCTTTCTTTAGTGGCACTTCCTCTGCATAGATAATAGTGGGTTGATACTGTCTAAATATTTTTGATAATTCCATAGTCAGCCCCATTACCCTATCATGCCAATCATCACCCTTAGGTTTGATTGCGCCATATGCAATGAGTTCACCATTATCAAATATAGACCATCCAGTGCAAGAGGTGCTTGCATCAAGTCCACATATAACCATATTAACTTTCCTCGACATGAAGCGGCGTATTGTGCATCTGTACAGTAAGCCCAGCCGCCTCCATGCCTTCTTTCATCCATTGTTTCATCTTACGCCTACCTATGCGCTTATTTAATTCAGCCCATGCGTCACGTTGCTTTCTAAATGCTCCATCGCCAAACAATGAACCAGTAGCACCTTGATAGATAAGTTCGGCTAGATAAGGCCGCGCATCCTGTCCATAAAAATCGCCACCAACACCAATATGCTGTGCAAAATTGGATGATTGCGGGTCAGTGCTACCTATGCTCATCTTGCTATAATCGTACTTGAACTCGCCTTGAGCCGCAGATGATGTTGACTTAGATTCGGTGCTCCATGCTCTATATAGGTCACCCGTTCGGTTATAATCTTCTGGGCTATACGCCATATAGACCACATCATGTACTACTGATATATTCTCGTCATATATCTTATCAAGTACATAGTTAATAGCCTTCTGAATAGGGCTGCGCAACAGATTTCTTAGCTCTTGCTCACTTCTTGCTGTTGGCATTCTTTGCCACCTCTAGGTATTCGTTGAGCTTCTTACTAAATTCCGGCATTTCATTAGCTATCTTCATGAGAGTGCGCATTGGGCTTTCCTCATACTTAATAGCCTTCTCAATATCATAGAAATTTATCACATTCGCCTTGACACAGTCAATCAGGCCCGACTTGAGCCAATGTTCATGATTGTAGTTATTGACTTCCTCAGCCGTTAGGTTGGTCGCATAGATAAGCAACAGCATATCAATGTTCTGTTCACGCTCTGCCCAACTCTTTAGAGTGTAGACACTATTAGCAATGGCCTGAACTTGTGCATAAGTTAGATATGGGTTAACACGAATACCAAAATCCTTGAGTTCAATACTTTCCATTTCCTTAAAATCCTTCATTATTCCTTATTCTCCTTTTCTTTAATTACCTTATAAGTTCCTTTATATTTCCTTAGATATACATTATCTGGGATGTAATCATATGGGTTTTCTACCTTGATAAGCTGGTCACCAACTTGTACATATAAATAGCCATGTCGCGCCATCTTAACATTGCCTTGATTTTGCCTCATTGGGCAATTCAACATACCATCTAGTTGTTTCCAAATTTGGAGCTTGGTGCATCTATATACATGAGGGCAGATTGGCTCGCCTTCTTGCTTTGTGCATTTGCAAAAATCCATATATGCGCCTACTTTACAATAGGGGCAATCCATGATTTATTACCTCCTCATATTGAGTTGTAATAAAATGGGGTAGCCGAAACTACCCCATTATTATTGTTTATTAAATTGTGATTATTAGTTAGCAACCGTAACGTTGGCATAACCAACCTTATCGGTCGCTTCCCCAGACGCGTCTTTCAGTGTAACTGAGATGACCGCCGTACCAGCAGTAGTGGTCGCAGTAACAACGCCACTTTCGTTAACGCTTGCAGAAGTGCCACCACTTTCAACCGTGAAGTTGAAGTTGCTGTTATCCATCATACGAGAAGCAACACCGCCACCAAAGACAGCATAAACCTGTAGAGTCTCAGATGCACTCTTAGCAAGGTCAATATCAGCATTGCCAATGGCAACAGCCTTGACATCGTCCTGCCACTTTGCGCCAAAGATCTCCTGAGTCATAGTACCATAGATGGGGTCTTCCTCGCAAGAGGCGCCATCATCAATTGCTAGAGCAGAGCCGTTTAGAGAAACAGTTGCAGTAGAAGTTGCAGACCAAGAGAGGTTCTGAGAACCGTCTAGCTGATACTGTGGAATATCAGTAATGAGACGACCATACTTGGAACTAGAAGCAGCAACATTAGCAACATCGCCAGAATATAGGTCGTTAATTAGAACAAGGTGCAGAGTCTTAGGCACATACTGAGCCTTGATAGTGATAGACTTAGCATTGAGATTCTGATAGAAATACTTGACGCAGTAATGGTCGCCAGTCTTAGCACTAGGAATAGTGATTGCATTCTCAGAAACAGTAGCAACAGTCCAGTCATCGTCTGCTGGCTTCTTATACCAAGCAATAATAGCGCCATCAAATGCAACAGCAGTCTCAGTTAGAGTGATCTTGCCACTAGCCCCAACAGTTTCGCCAGACTTTGCAGACTCGTATAGAGTAACGCCACCCTGATTTACATCGACACCTAGAGAAGCTGCGACATACTGTAGGTTAAACATTGCGTCGGTAATCTGAATATTCAGATTGGAATCGTGGAAATATTTACCGTAGAGTAGATTGCCGGGGCCACCACGGACTTCCTCGCCAGTGATGGATGCGTCAAAAGTAGTATCTGACAGAGTTTTGCCATAAATTTTCACATAGGGTCGTTAATCCTATGTCGCTTATTAAGCAGCTCATGCTTTCACATGAGATAAGACTATGTGTTCTTCTTATTTATTCATATCAATAAAGGTCAAATGATGATTTTCCTTAATCAGATAATCAACAGCAGACTGAATCTGTTCGTGTGTAGGCATTGCATCTATATTATTTCCTTTAATTCGCACAACGCGATATCCAAGATTCATAAGAACGGCATTCCTAGCCCTATCTTTCTCTTGTCTATCTTTGTGCCAATAAATACCATCATATTCGAAGTCAATACGATATTCGCCAAGCCGAACCAAACAATCCAATGAAAGATTGCCTTCTGGGTAATTCGGGTCGCAATTATCAGCCCCAAACATACCAATAAGAATATTGCACATCTCATTCTCTGCCTTAGAGCTTGGCGTTGTACCATTCTTATATAATGTCTGTCTAGCTTTTGCTTGTACCTCTTTGCATTGAGAACTAACAGGGACACCATATTTCCGCAAATTCGTATGACGCGCCTTTTCTAATACATCTTTATCACACATAGGACTAGTCCCACCATATTTTTTAATATTAGTCAGCCTAGTTTTATCTTTTATGTTTTCATTCTGCATTGGATTAGAAACGCCATATTTTTGCTCTATTGTAGCGCCAATTTTCTCTTTGACACAATCAGATGCTATTGCCCATTCAGCACCGTATCTTTCTAAATTCGTCTGTTTCTTCTTTTCTATTGCAGACGGTATAAGAGATGAATTGGTAACACCGTATTTATCTTGAAGACATTGTGGCAATAACACCTTAGCCGCACAATCTTTACAGTATGTACCTTTATCTAAATGTTCACGCCTATTCCAGTCTCCAATATTAGTTGTAAACACATTGTGGCAACAATCGCATTCATACTGCAATTCAGCCTTTGACGTAGGCGCAATATCTTCAACTTTTACCATGACCTTAGCACCGTTCTGCACTATCATACTTTTGGTTCGTTTACTATACACCTTTGGTATTTTATAACCCTTGTCTTCGTAATATCTTGCGTTTCGAACAGTTATATTGATTTCAACCTCATGTGTCAATAACAATTCATCTCACCACCTTTATATTTTATTTGATATGAATTAAGAAGTTGGATTTTTCGAGGCACTTGCCCCTACTCTCCCGCAAGGAGATAGTCGTTGGGAGTCCTCCATGTACATATTATACCATATTTTATCAACAAAGTCAATATGTATTTAGGATGTTCTCTGCTAAAGACCCATTTCCTGTCATGATTACTTAGGATTTAACCATATAATCATCCTACAACTTTTTTTTCGCTTTCGCAACCATTCAGCTTGTCGTTTCCAACTACTGTTTAGGTATGTAGGCTTTAGGGATTCAAAGCATTTAACCCAAAGTCCTTACAGCTCACACTATAAGGATGGCCATTATCTTACCACACCAATTAGTTGCTGACCATAGAAGAATAGTGCTCTTGCAGGGCCAGCCGTAAAAATATTAGCCATATATTTTCATTTCCTCCTCAGTTATTTTGAGTTAGTATTCATATTATACATAGCATCTAAAGCCGCCCCATCAGTAGGCATATTCTTTGATGCTCTTATTTTACCATCAGCAACTTGACCATCGCCACCCATGGATTTATTATAATCCTCAAGCGTCATGATATAGTCACTATATTTATCTTTCTTTTTCTTGTAAATCCAATGCTCCATGTCTTTGGCTTTACCCGCATACAAGGCAATAGGCCGAGTCGTTAAGAAGTCTACTTCTTCGCATACCTCATTAAACAATAGGTTAAAACTGCGATATGTCATAGTGTAGAGCTTTTCTTTATCATAACCGGTATGAGCCGCAACAATAGCAATTTTGCGCTCAGTCGAAATCGGCGCACATTTTGCGGCTCTCATTGCTTTAGTTTCTTCAATTGCCTTTTTTAAGTCCGGGTCAATATATTCGTCATCATAGTCAAGTATATTTTGGTACATAACAATGCGGCGAATATCTTCAAAATCTTTCTCATATATCTTGACCTCGCTATTACCAACGTCCCCGATGAACGGCTTACCGCTATCGTCATTCAGAATAAATGGCAGTTGCATATGGAAGCAAAGGATACAAATATTTGTCAATTTTTGTCGCTCATATTTAGCCGCATCTTCATCCTCTTGACTTAGCTTATATTGCATGATATACTTGAGATAAGACATCTGAATAATCTCAACAGAGCCAAGACTATTCTTATCTATGGTCAACAAGTCACAACTTGTTAAAAAGATTAAAGAATCCTGTAATTTTACAGGATATATCTGAAGCTCATGACTGTTCCTTAATTTATATGGTACAGGCTTATCATAAGCAAAGTAAAGCTCATTGTAGACATAATAGTCCGACTTCGGATTAAACACGGCAACCATCCTCTGTGCCAGCATCGCCGACATCGACAGCCATGTATAACTGCACACCTGTGAAGGTCTTATTGTTACCAATTGTTGACCGTGCCGCGCTATATCGGCTCATATCATCCAAGAATGTCAGCTTGCCTACGCCGCCGACTTCTACTCCATTCAGTAGAGTAAGGATACAATGGATAAACAAATCACCGCGATTAACAGGAATGCCGTTATATTCAACTAGGCTCATCTGACCGCCATATAGACAATCAAACGCATAGACTACTGTGCTAGTATATAGCTCAGAGGCATGGATATAATATTGATAAATCTTAACAATCTGCTTAGATTCAGCCATAGCATCCTCAATTAGATTGGTTAAGAATACGCTATATGTATCCTGCTTGCCTTGCGCCCATACTAGCTTCATCTTCTGTTGGAATGTAAGCGGCTCATGGCTTAACGCCTTATAGTCCTGATATGCCAACATCTTCCAAAATATCTCGGCAATAGGGTCGGTTGATTTTGCTAGATACACCATAATATTATATGGTATTGTCGGTAAACGACTTAATGAATTATACATCTAACCGTCCCTCCTTTAGCCCATTGGAAATGGCACGTTTTCATCCATTGGATAATCAATGGAGCTATTATCCGCAATCTGATTCGCAATATCATCGCCAGCATGAGCCTCATCAAGATATAGCTCAAGAATAAGCAATGTCGGCTTGTCAATACCATATGCGTTGATTGCATTCTGATAGGATAACAGTTTGAATGGTCTACCACCCAATATATAACGCGTGTTATATTTGAATAGTCTATATACGTCCTCATTACCCTGAACCATAACAACGGCATGATTGTTTGGCGTAATAATTGGTGTACTTACCTGCGCTGATGGGGATTGCATATCATAGTCAACAACACATGGCGCACTAAAGATTACGTCATTGACCTCATCTTTAATCCGCATGACATTGTTGCAACGGCGAACACCAACGCCACGGGGCAAACCATCAAATTTGCCTGAATCATGGACAATCCATACGTTGTTATCGAACTTGTAATACAGTCCGCGCACAACAAAATGGTCAATATCTCTAAATATTAGTTGTAGAAAATCAATCGTATCCTTTTGACCTGTGCTTGTAGTTGCCACGGTAGGCGCAATCCATGCTTCTACTGGATTATATTCATTAGACCCTATTCCATTTTGCTCTAGCAATGCGCCACCATTCTCAGGCGTTTTAGCCGAGGTGTTGTCCCATTGTGAATTTATATATTCTTGCGTCAAATCGCGGTAATAATCATTGGGGTTTGGTTGATATTGAAACATCTCATATGCCATATCAATCACCCATCCTTTCAATCCTGTTCGTCATGCGCAATACACATGAACGAATAATAGGATGAGTAAGCTCAAGCCCCATTTTGCTTAATCCTGCCAATGTATCAGCGATTTCACCATCAACCGCCCTGAATCGCACAGATAGCCGCTCACAATATGCTGTATAGTCGGCTTCTTCGATTGTTGGCTCAAGACTGGTTAAATCTTCAAATAGCAACAGGACTTTATATAAAGCATGAATTTTATCTTGCTTGTCTGTTCTACTCATATATCCACCCCTCTTTAATAATTATAGGAGGATAGATATAAGAGCTGGTATTTGTCGTGAATGAGCCTATCTACATCTTCTTCTAGCTTATCAATGACGTTCTGCTTTTCCTTGAAATTCTGTGAGGATACGCCATCCATCTGGAAAGATGATGGAACTTTAAGTTTTTGCGCAATCTGTGTTGCTACGTCCGTCTCGCCGCGCCACCAGTAAATTACCCAATATTCGGCAAGAATCTGAATCTCTAAATCTGTTAAATCTGCGTCAAATTGTCTAAGCTCTGAATCATATGTTAATGGTTGTTCACATTCTATAAACTTTGCGGCTGAACTAATGATCCACCCATCAATCTTGTCGTGAAACAGCTCGATGTTTGCGTCATATAGCTTGCGCAGTTTATAGTCATCAATTACACTTAATGCTCTTTGTCCAATAACATCAAACGATGTTGCCATAATTTATCACTCCTCTTCGAGGGGTTCAATATCAATTAGATTTTTACCACTAAGTTCACCAATCTTGACAAGCACATTTGCATCAACCGGATGTCCATCAAGAACCATATTAGAAATAGTATCTACAATGATTTGCTTCTGCTGGTCAGTTGCGCCCTTATATGTCTCGCAAATATCAACCACATTCTGCTTGAGTAGCTCCTTGAGCTGTGTCGCACTAAGAATATGCCGATAAATTTCATCTAGGTCGCACTTATGAACAAATTCTGGGTCATCAATATATACCATGCCGCTAGATACGGTTTCAGGCATATTGTTTACAACAGAAAATGCCTCTGACTCTGGAATCATCTTGTATTTATACTGTCCTTCAATTCTGTGCATACGAGTGCCGCGCAGATTGATATTACCCGGACACATATTGATGAACTTGATATTTCTAAGCGCCTTAGATTTATCCTCGATAGATGTGGCATCTGTCTTGACCTGAGACTGTGCTTGCATAAGCACCTGCATCTGCGCCATCATTTCTTCCATACGCTTCTGCTGTTCTGCAAGTTGCGCCTTTAGCGCCTCTTTTTCGGCATCAACAACAGGTGCTTCGGTCTGCTTAGTTGTCTTGGTAGTCGTAGTGGATTTAGTGTTTGTAGTATTTGCCATTCCTTTTATTTTCCTTTCTTATTTCCGTTATAAATAGAGAGGGGCTATTAACCCCTCTCAAATAAATATTACTCGGTGATGGTATATAGGCCAGCGTATTGTGCCCCGACGAATTCAAATCCGTAGTTCTTGCGCATAGTAAAGTTCTGCGTAAGGTCGGCATTCTCATAGAACTGGTTGCTGTTGGTTAGAGTGGTGGACATAGCGCCAACAACTAGCTTAGAGCCAACAGGAGAAACAACATATAGCTTGTTGTCATCAAGAGCTAGACCATAGTTAGAGCCAGTAGGCAGCTGAGGTAGCTCATAGAGGGCAAAGCCATAGAAGTCACGGAGAACATGGACA